TTCGACATGCTGCTTACGGCGTACATCGAAGAATATCAGGATAAACATGGCAAGATGCCTTCGTATGCTCTTCTCACCAAGGAGGCGTATGCGATTCAGGCTGACATCATGAATAACCTCGACAGATACGGGAATGGCTCCATACGCGCTCCTGAGACGCTTGACCAGAACATGCCCGGAGCTTCCGAGTATGCGCGTAGCCTCGCAAGTGGCGAGTTCAACTGGCAGGACACTCCGGTCGTTGATTCACCTGCCAAGTTCAACGCTGCTTACAAACAATGGCGTACTGACGGCTCTGGACCGCTTGCAGACTGGGCAGGAAGACTTGGCTTGGAAGGCGACGATGCGGTCCGCTTCGTAGCGCGTCAAGCAGAACTCCACGGCTACAAGCCCGTTCTCAAGAGTGCTGAAGAGGAAGCTGCGCCTGTTGTCGCTCCGGTCGCTGAGGATGTAGCCGCTGAGATACCTGACGACGGTGAAGTCCATGACTTCCAGTCGTTCAACGATCTTGCTGCATACATTGCCAGCGCAACCGGAAGGAACATGCGAGACGCTCTCATGGAACGAGGACAAATGGCGCGAGAAGCGTTGCGGTATAACATGGTCGGACAGTACGAACAGTACGATGACTACGATTGGAGCTGGCTTACCGACTACTTCTCTGACCCCAACGCTCTTGCCGCACTGCTTGGAATCAGGACGGTAAAGAGGAAACAAGATGAGTAAGGAGGCCGCATGGCTCTTGAACTGATCGGAATTGAAGGGATCGACATCGGTCCCGAAGCACATATCCCCGGTCAGGAAGAGATTACTGAGGCTGGAGGTGTAACGCCTCCGGCCTCTTCTCTTTCTACCGGACCGGAAGAGGATTCGCCGGGATTCTTTGGAACTGCGGCAGACATGGGTAAAGGCGTTGTCGGAGGCGTTCGCGACGCAGCTCAGGAGACTATGGACTTTGGTCTGGATGTTCTCAATCTCGTTGACGACCACACCTTCAACGTCCTCCCTGAAGAAATCCCTGAAGAATACCGCCTTCCCGACATCGAAACAAACACCACGGCAGGACGCATCACACGAGGCATCTCACAGTTCGCCGCTGGTTTTGTAGGTGCAGGCAAGTTCCTCAAGGCCGCAAAGGTGCTTCAAGGAGCAGGTAAGGGCGTTGCTCTTGCTCGTGGTATGGCGCAAGGCGCAATCACGGACACGGTGGCGTTCGATCCTCACGAGGACCGTTTGTCCAACCTGATTGAAGAATATCCTTCACTCTCAAACCCAGTGACTCAATACCTGGCTGCGGACGAAGACGACTCAAACGCAGAAGGACGTTTCAAGAATGCGCTCGAAGGCGTCCTAGCTGGCGGTGCGGTCGATGTTTTCATGAAGACAGTCAAGGGAGTGAAGGCTCTCCGCGCAGTCAAAGGCTCCAAAGCTGAAGTGGAAGTGGCTGAACAGGCCGTGAAGGAAGTCGAGGAAGCCGTAGCGAAAGCTAAGGAACCGAAGACGACTGTTGATACTGAGCTTCGAGATGCTGACGGTGAAATTGTCGATGGCTCTACCGTTGAGCTTACCGAGATAGCCAAGATTGAGCTGCACGCTGAGAAGGTGGACGGCAATCGTGCGGCCTTTGACCACGAGAGTTACTTCAAACTCCTGAAGGAAAATCAGGGACTTTCGCGTGAAGAGATCATCGAACAGCATGGGCGTGACCTCTTCAACCTGAGCAAGTTCGAGGGAACCGATGGTACTCTCAATGCCCTGAAGGAAATGAGTTCGCTCATTCATCCTCAGACCCTCAAAGGACGCACCGGACGGGAAACCTTCGAGCAGATCGACGAAAACGCCGTGTCTTACCTCAAGGATGCGTTCGATACCGACGGGACCACCTTGATCGACTCCGTGACAAAACTTGCTGGTGATATGGAACAGGCGACAACGCTCATGCACACCGCCAAGATGTACTCGCAGTACCTTGGCAGCGAGATCGAGAAAACCACTGCCAAAATCGCCGCGAACCTTGAACCGGGCGTGACAATGAAGGACGCCCTGAGCGGGGATCACCCCATGTCCACGGAGATTCTCAGACTCGTCAAACTCAACGAACAGCTTGAGAACCTCAGCCTCGGCTTCAGTGGCATCCGCACAGCATCTGCGCGTGTAACCGCCGCTGGTCGAATGGGTGTCCAGAACCTGACGTGGAACGTCATCAAGCATGGCAACGAAGCGACACATCGGGAAATTATCGAGAAGCTCAACATCAACCCGAAGAAGATGGAACGCTACCTCAAGGCCGTTCAAGCTGCCGACAAGGGCGATGTACATGCCCTGTACCGTCTTTCCAAGATGGGATGGCAAGGACGCTTTTGGGATTTGCACAACGAGTATTGGATCAATTCCGTCCTCTCCGGCTTCAGAACACAAACCGTCAACATGACCTCAAACGCATTGAAATCCGCAATCACTCCCGCCTCCAAAATCCTTGGTGGCTGGCGTATGGGTGACAAGGAACTCATGCGTGAGGGAATGGCAACATATATGGGATTCAGGAAGTTCGCACTGGACTCCGTGAAGATGGCTGCGAAAGCCTTTAAAATGGAAGCGAACATCCTTGATCCTGTCTATACGATCATGGACTCCCCGACCCATGCTTGGTCGCGTGAGACGGTCTACCAGATGGCTGAGGCAAAAGGCGTCAAACCTAACGAAAAACTGGCAACCGCCTTTGATTGGCTTGGAAAGGCTATTCGTCTTCCTAGCAGGATGCTCCTGACGGGTGACGAACTTTTCAAGCAGTTGAACTACCGCGCTGACTTGTATGCACGGCTCTACCGTCAAGGGGTTGCCCTTTACGGAGACGACGCAGCAAGGATCGCGCAGCACGTCGAGGACAACTTCGACAAGTGGTTCACGAAACACGGAGCAGGCAAGGCAGAGCAATCCCTCGCCTACGCACGTGAAACGACGTGGACACAGGAGCTGGTTCGCGGTTCGCTTGGACACACGATCCAGACCGTCCCTGCAAAACACCCTTGGCTACGTCCTGTCCTCCCCTTCGTTCGTACTCCTGTGAACATTGTCAACGATATGTTCATGCACACTCCCGGCATTAACAGGCTGATGAAGCAATACAAAGCTGACATCGCCGCCGGAGGTGAAAGAGCAGCTATGGCGAAGGGCAAGGAAGCCCTTGGCTCCCTCTTTTGGGGCGCGGCGGTGGTCATGGCCTCGGAAGGCACAATCACCGGAGGTGGCCCCAAGGACAAGAACCTGCGGGATCGTCTCTACGAAACAGGCTGGCAGCCATACTCAATCAAAGTGGGTGACAAGTATTACTCGTTCTCCCGCTTCGATCCATACGGCATGTTCCTCGGCCTTGCTGCCGACTTCGCAATGATCGCGAGAGAGGCTCCTGAGAACGAGGCAAACACCCTTGCCGTTGGGATGATTACGGCGTTGTCGAACAACCTGATGTCCAAGACCTATCTCAAAGGACTTGCGGACACTCTCAACGTCATCACCAACCCGGAGATGCACGGAGAGAAGTTCCTTCAGCGTCAGGCTGCGACATACGTTCCGTTCTCAAGTGCGGCTGGACAGCTTCGGCAGGAGACTGACTCCATGATGCGCGAGGTGCGTTCTGTGGCAGACGCCTTCATGAACAAAATCCCCGGCTTCTCGGATGACCTTCCCGCACGTAGGTCGTGGGTTACTGGTGATCCGATCATGTACGCTGATGGCGTTGGCCCTGATCTCTTCAGTCCTATGGCCTACAGGGAGCATAAAGGCGATGTCGTCATGGATGAACTTGCCCGTCTCGACTACGGCTTTGAACCTCCAAGCAGGAAGCTCATGAACCTCGTGGAGCTTTCCTCGGCACAGTATTCCAGACTGAACGAGCTGCATGGAAAGGTTCGCATCGGGCGGTACACCCTGCATCAACGCCTTGAAAAGCTCTTCAAATCAGACCGTTACGACATTGAACGCAAACGCTTCCTCGACGGACCTGACGCCAGTCCACGTCTGGATGCCGTGAAGAAGGTCATCCGTTCCTATCGCAAGGCCGCGACACGTGCGCTGCTTAGTGAGGATCGCGAACTCCTCATGGCAGTCGAGCAAGCACGGCGTTCAAAACTGTTACAGAAACGAGGAAAAGCCGCTGAGTTGGATAATCTGCGGCAGATCGGACAATAAACTAGGAAGCCCCGGTGGAAACACTGGGGCTTTCCTCATTCTAGGAGAAGTTCACAAATGGCACTGAGTTACGATGTATTCCAGTCCGACGGCTCCAATCCGATCTTCAACCTCTCCTTCGAGTACATTGACCGTGCTCATGTGAAAGTGAAGATCGACGGCGTGGAGGTCAACGAAGCTGGCTATACTTTCGAGTGGCTTAATAGCCAGTCTATCAAGCTCTCGCCCACGCCGCCGCAGGGAGCGTCTATCAAACTCTATCGAGAGACGCCTCGTGACGCCCGTCTGATTGACTTCAAAGACGGCACGACGATGCAGGAAGAAGACCTCGACACTGCCATCAACCAACAGTTCTTCCTCATGCAGGAAGTGCTGGATGCGTCTGTGGGTGACGCGATCATGGCGGCTTATGAGGATACAGTTCGACATTACAACCTCACCCTTGGCGTTAAGGCTGACATCGAAGCTCTCAAGCTGGAGATCGAGGGGCATATCGCAACCGAACACCAGCTTGTCGAAAAGGCTCGTCAGTGGGCTGAGAACCCTGAAGACGCCGCAGTTGAGGAAGGAGCGTATTCTGCCAAGCATTGGGCAGCTAAAGCGAAAGCACAGACGGACAAGGCCATCGCCGAACGTGAAGCCGCAGGCTTCCCCTTGTGTGAGGCTTCCAAGGCAGGGAACCTGCTTCGCCTGAAAGATGATGCCAGTGGATACGAGTTCTTCAAACTTGCTCCCAATGGTCCGGGTATTAGGAACACCATCCTCTCCGGGTGCGTAAAAGACGGCTATCCTGCCTTTCTCGTTGGTCCTGAGTTCCTGAACATGGAACACGAAAACAACGTGAAGCATTCCAAAATCGGCACAGTCTCCGCTTCGGCTATCTACAACGGTACTTACAATGAAGTGAAGCCGCTTAGGAACCAAGTCGTATGGGAAAGCAATGGATGGCTGACACCCAACGGTCAACGGGCAGGCTGGTGGCAGTACGACTTCACCAGTGCGCATGTTCTCGTTGGTATGTTCATGATCCCCTACGATAACCAGCAGGGCCAGTGTCCCAAGGACTGGGAGCTTCTCGGTTGGAACGGTGATGGCTGGGACATGATCTACTCCCGCACGAGCGATCAAGGCCAGCGTGGGTACAATTCCAACGCCAAGACTGATGGGCGCATGTATTGGTTCACAGAGAACACCAAAGCGTACAAGCGTGTTCGTTTGAACGTAAAGGACGTTATTGGTGATTCAAACAACAGAATCAACATTGCCGCGATCCGCTTCTATGAGGCGGTGATCCCCGGACAACACAAGTACGACGTGGCTCTCTACGCCTCGAACGACATCCCGTTCATGGCATCTGTAGCCTGCGGATACGATGAAGAGAAACGTCCTGTGGACAAACCGTACCGCTTCACGTCCCCTGTGAACATTGACGGGAACAAGTTCGCGGAGATGTCCCGCAACTACGTCTATCTGGTTCCGGCTGAAAAGGACGGCAGTCTCCCTGCGAATCTCAATCCCGCAAAGGCTACCAAGATCGCAGGTCATGATGCCTTCCTCTATGTGGACACCCGTCAGGTTCACTACGGCTCCGTGAGCGACATCGAACGTCAGAACATTGGGTTGCTGCAAAGTCGGCATGAGGTTGATTACAACCCTGTTCCGAACGGCGATTTTGAGCACAACATGAACTGGTACGGAAATCCCATCGACTTCACCAACGTCCGTGTGTTCACCTCTGAACCTCATCGAGGAGCACCTTCGTCTTACCACTTTGACGGAGGGAACAACTATATCCATACAGCGAAGCAACTGGAGGGTGTGTTCAAGAACAAGAGCTACCATCCGTATGGGCAGGACTTTACGATGGAGATTGACTTCAAGTTCGAGGGCAACGCTCCTGAGTCGTCCGACAGCTACTACATTCTCTTCGACAATGGGTATAACAATAACAAAGGAATGGGCGTCCACTACTGGAACCGGCGAAAAAGTTTCAGTCTGCACTGGAACACAGACCAGTTCTACCACATTCCTTTCGATGCTTCAGACAGGCAGTGGCACACGCTGGCTGTGTCGAAGAAGGGTTCTCGCCTGTTCATGCACGTGGACGGGAAGTGCCTTGGAGCATTTAACGATGTTCCAGACATCAACCAGTATTACCGTGGATGGATGCTTGGGCGGTGGTGGCACAAAGACGGTGGCAGGTGGATCGGGTGCCTGAACAACTTCCGGTACACCGTAGGCTCGTGCCTGTACCAAGGCGAAGACTATGAGGTAACGCCTACGTTCTCAAGATCACTGATCCCGCACAAGACGTTGTGGTACGACGCTGGTGAGGGTGTCGTCAAAGAATGGGACGCTTTCGCTGAAAAGTGGACGGCGACTCCAATGCTACCGCTTGGACACGTGGAGACTGGTTTCAAGGAGCATCTCCTCACAGACCAACCCCGTGGTACTCATCATATCCGACAGACGAAGTGGATCGTTCCTGACGGCTACGCTGCTTCAAGTAGCTACGATGGAAACCACACGCCTGAGAGCCTGTTCAACTTCGGACACGGCGGGGAGTACCCATACAGCACAACGACAACCGCACACACTGAAGATCATTACGTCCAATTCACGCTTGAGAAGCCAATGGCGTTCGAGCGTTTCGTGCTCTGCAACACGACATGGGACTGGCGGGCGTTCCCTGCGAAGTTCAAAGTGTTCGGATCAAACCAGAATGGCGTATGGGAACTTCTTGTGGATCGTCAGGCTCCTAAAGCAGAAGACGGAGGAGCCGCTCACAACTGTCCCAAGTCGCATGGCAACTCCCATCACGTCACTTTCTACAAGCACTTCCAGATCACGAACACCAAGCCCTACCGGACAATCCGTATAAATCTGCCCAACAAAGGTGATGTTCCATTCTACGCGGATTTCGACAGGACGGCCTTCCGCATGACCATGACCTTCGCTGGTGCAAAGCCGGAAGTTGAGAAGATCACGTCCTATGCCATTGGTGGCAGCTTCTCCATAGGGCCGATCCCTATCGACGTGAACCAGAACTACAGATTCGAGGTTCCGTTTGGAGGTGCGCCGTTCAATGTCGTCGGATACGTGGAAGAACAGTGGGACTTCCAAAGCAAGAGGCGTTTGCTTGGGCAAGCCAGTACACACAACGCAAACGGCTATCAAGGCTATGGGGAGCTTGTATACATTGAGCAGGATGCCATCACTGTGCAGACTCTCAAAGACTACATCTCCTTCTACACGGGGAACGTGTGGAACTGTCCTTCTGTGAACGTGGCAAGCACGAAAGCGAACCTCTACCTCAAAGCTGAAAGGAGGTGGTAATGCGCCAGATCACTTGGCTCAGGCCAGATGGAAAGACCTATGTCTCGCCTACTCAGGCTTCACAGAGTGATGTCGCCATTCCTGACACCCCCGGCGCGGACTTCAGTTTCAACCGGGAGAGGTGGGAGTGGGAACGTGTCTACGAGGCTCCTGCCCCTAACGACATCACCGTTCCCGAAGCAGAGGAACTCTGGCGTCTGGCCCACGAAGAAAACAACGCAATGGCCTCAGTGCTGCTCAAGCACCTGAACCTGTAAATACAAGGGTGGGAGTGTAAAAGCTCCTGCCCTTCTTCATAGAGGAGAACTAAATGGCAGCACACGAGTGCGTCCAAGGTCCAAAACTTGAGAGTCTTGAGGCTGCTATCGGAGATATTCGTGAAGGCCAGAAAAAGACTGACGGGAAATTAGATAAGATCACTGAGCTTCTCGTCTCGGATGCGCACACCCAAGAACAGCTCAAGCATATAAAGGAAACACAGCGTGACCATGAAGACCGTTTACGATCTGTGGAAACACGCACAAACACGAACTCAGGGTTCACTACACGTGCTGAACGCTTCTTCTGGATCGTGGTAACGGGCGGCATCGGAACCCTTTGGTATATTGCGAGGTAAATCATGAGCAAAGCAACCACGAACGATCTTGCTGATCTGCATGGCATGTTCACCGAAGCTCTCGCCAAGAAACTGAAGAACGGCGATTTCACGTCTGCCGACCTCAGTGTCATTCGCCAGTTCCTGCGTGATAATGGCATCGAGTGTGACGGTGAACGTAATGACGGCATCCAAGACCTTGTTGACTCCCTGCCTTCCTACGACTCCGATGAGGATGGAGCAGGTATGTCCTGCGGTCCTGATGGATGCCACCTGAATTAGGCCCAAATTCGCCTTCTAAGCCCTTTTGAGGAGGAGGATGACTTGTACGTCGTCTTCCTCCTTTTCTTTTGTCTAACGTCAAATTTAGGCGTCTTTCGAACATCTAAAGCTATCCACCAAGGAGATAATCACGTGAGTGTATTAGGTGGCACTATAGAACCCCTCCCGAAGAAGCTCCAAGACTTTCGTGTCTTTCTCACAATGGTGTGGCGTCACCTGAACCTTCCTGATCCCACACCCGTCCAGCTCGATATTGCGCACTGGCTCCAGCACGGTCCACGCCGTAAAATCATCGAGGCATTCCGAGGCGTCGGTAAGTCGTGGATCACTTCAACCTACGTTGTCTGGAAAGGGCGCATGTATCCCAACAGGAAGTTCCTTGTCGTCTCTGCGTCGAAGGAGCGCGCCGATAACTTCACCACATTCACCCTTCGTCTCATCAATGAAATCCCTGTGCTCCAGTGTCTTCGACCTCGCACCGACCAGCGTTGCTCCAAGGTGAGCTTCGACTTTGGCCCTGCGAAAGCCGACCATGCTCCTAGCGTCAAAAGCGTCGGTATCTTCGGACAGCTTGCTGGATCACGTGCAGACGAAATCATCCCTGACGATATCGAGGTTCCCAACAACGCCTTCACGCAGTCCATGCGGGACAAGCTCAGTGAGGCCGTGAAGGAGTTCGATGCAATCCTGAAGCCGGGAGGTTCTATCAACTTCCTCGGCACACCTCAGACAGAGCAGTCGCTCTACAACCTTCTTCAGGATCGAGGGTACCAGACGCGCATCTGGCCTGCCCGTTATCCTGAACCTAGCGATGGCATCTATACCGACTGTCTGGCTCCGATGATCGCCGAACCGCTTACGGCTGCGGACGGTCACAAGATGGTCGGCAAGCCTACCGATCCTCTACGGTTCAATGAGGACGACCTCATAGAGCGAGAACTGTCGTATGGACGCTCTGGCTTCGCCCTTCAGTTCATGCTGGACACCCGGCTGTCCGACGCGGATCGCTATCCACTCAAGCTCTCCGACCTGATCGTAATGAACCTTTCGCCCAATGAAGCCCCGGAGAAAGTGGTATGGGCAGCATCCCCTGAGCTGGTTCATGACGATCTCGCCTGTGTGGGACTGAATGGGGACAGGTACTACCGCCCGATGTGGCTTGCCAACAACTGGATAGACTACAACGGAAGCGTCATGGCTATCGACCCATCTGGTCGTGGTCAGGACGAAACGTCCTATGCCGTGGTCAAAATGCTCAACGGCTTCCTGTATGTCACAGACGCAGGTGGGATCGCAGGTGGCTACTCCGATGAAACGCTGGTCAAGCTGGCGAACATCGCGAAGGAGCAGAAAGTGAACAAGCTGGTGATCGAATCGAACTTCGGTGACGGCATGTTCACGGAACTTCTCAAACCTCACCTGCGGCGCATTTACCCGGTAGGTATTGAAGAGGTCCGTCACAACATCCAGAAGGAGCGACGCATCATCGACACCCTTGAACCTGTCATGAACCAGCATCGTCTTGTGATCGACAAGAAGGTGATCCAGCAGGATTACGCCTCGACAAAGCACCTCCCGCCTGAGAAGGCACTCAAGTACCAGCTCTTCTACCAGATGAGCCGCATCACCTTTGAGAGAGGCTCTCTGGCACACGACGACCGCCTCGACGCTCTTGCCATCGCTGTGGGCTACTGGGTGAACCAGATGGCTCAGGACGTGGACATCAAGGTCAAGCAGCGTCAGGAAGAGCTACTCGACAAGGAACTTGAGGTCTTCCTCGGTCACGCTGGCGCAGGCATGGATATGGCAGTGGTTGTGGGCGTTGATAACTGCCCGGAATCATTGGATGGGCCTACTTGGATATGATGGCTGTAACAGCCTGAAATAAAAGAGGATTCAATTAGGTTGCACTAACAAGGGGGAAGGAAGGAAGGCAAGAAAGAATGAACACTTAGTAAAGTTGTACTATAGTTAAACTTAGGACAACCTAAGTAGCCTTCTTCTATGCTCTTCCCTCCATCCTTCTTTCTTATTGCTTCCTCCTTCTTCCTCTTCAACCTGTATCCTTGGGTGGCTTACGATTGACGTAGGCTACCCTTGGATCATTCCTGAGATGAAGCAGCAGAAAAGAACTCTCTCATCGTATATGGATCATTGCACTCCGATCCCTTGGGGATGATCTTCTCAATGGTCTTTGAATCAGAGGCAGTGATGACTGTCACCTTGCACGTACACGTCCAGTTCGCTCCTTCGAGCGTCGAGTAGTCGTTTGTGTGCTCATAATCGAGGACAGTACGTCCGTCTTCTAGTTTCGATGAACGAATAGGCGTTCCCCAAGTCAACATGAGATCATCCGTGGAACGGCCTATCCACGTGTCGAGGTGCGCCTTCGTTTGCTGAGGTGTCAGCTTCTGGTAAGTGGCACAGCCTCCAGTGGATAACGCAAGGGTGAGAGCTAGCAGAACAGAGGCAGCTACACCCTTGAATGACGATTTCTGTGTCATGCAGGTACCTCCTGTGGTTGTGATAATGATGTCGGTATGTTTACTGCGGGTGAGGGCGAGGATCAAGTCCCGGCTATTTTGGGTGAAAAATGTGAGACGCTTTCACGCTATGTGAATGAGCGATTTCCCCCCATAGGCTCCGTGGTGTCGCTGTGGCGGTCGATTTGACCAGCTCCAGCCGTCCATGAAAGCACGTCTTGCAACGTGGATTTGCAACAAAAGCCGCGCAAGCCCTGCCATTCCTACATTCCAAGGAGATAATATATCTCTTCACATTACCTTATAAGGCACGGCAAGGTGGTATTGTGCCTTCCTTCCTATTGATCCGGCTTATCTGTTCAATCGGCTTTTTCGTTCTTTCCTGTCTTTATCAGTGTTTTCAATGGCTTTACGTCTTCTTTCGATATTTGCAACAAAATCCCTTGACAAACTATGCGAAGCTGTATAGATTAAAAGCCAACGAAGCGAAGGACTGAAAACAAAAGGCTTTCGCTAGTTCATTGAAAGACAGTCGAAAGAAGTGATTCGAAAGTTTGCAACAAAATCCCTTGACAAAGCGAAGAGGGTAAGGCAAGATAAGAATCACGAAAGGCGGCAAAGGCCAGACGACGACGCAGGAAGTAAGCGCGACTTGAAGACAGTGACAGCCTCTTCCTGCAAGACTACAGGCCACAAGCCGCTAAATTAAAGGCTTCAACTATCCACCTACGCAAGTAACGCGGAAGTGAAGCCGAAGACTGGAGACAAGACAACGCTCTTTGACAATTGAATAGTGATAAATACTAGCGATTCGAGTAAATGGAACTGTTACGCTACAGGTTGTCCTCTCACGTAAGGTCAACCATAGGTGCCGCTAGTGGGAACGCTAACGGTACCGCTTGGTTGATTTTATTTTAAACTTAACTATCCACCTTCGTGAACAACGCTAGTGTGGACATGCGAAGAAAAGGAGAAAGACAAATGACCAGCTTTGATAGCCTTACAAAGGCAGAATTACGTTGCAAACTCCGCGCCTACTTCGGTCCTCGCAACTACCGTATTAGTAATGACGGTGCAGTTTACGGGAATGAAAGCGGGCATGGTTGGTACTACCTCGGGCGTCTTGAGGTTGTTGATAATGAAATAACACGTGAACACGGAAGCGTGTGGCGTGTCAGATAAAGAAGGAGAATACAGACATGCAGTTTTATCTAGCGCACGGCTTCGGAATATCAAATATGCCTAAACGCCTTGAATCGGTGCAGCACCGTGTGAAGGCAGTACGTGGGCTGCGTATTCCGGCAAGTGGATACGGCAAAGACATACCGACGGAATACATGATCAAGTGGGAAGGACGTTGGTACCGTGTTTACGCAATGCAGTATAGCAACTGCCCGACAACCTACATAAAAACTAAACACGCGGAAAATGGGCGCATAATCGTTGATATTCACAACTAAAGGAGTAACAGCCATGACAAGCGAATACAGAATCTACGTTGCAAGCCTTTCCGACTACAACAACGCTGTTCTTCACGGACGTTGGATTGACATAGACGGATCAACAACGGTTGAAGAGGTGTGGGACGAAGTAAACGAAATGCTGAAAGAATCGCCTACGGCAAAGAAATACGGCGAGAAAGCGGAAGAATGGGCCGTTCATGACTACGAAGGCTTTCACGGCTTAGGCTTAGGTGAATGGGACGGCTTTGAGACATTTATCAAACACGCTGAAATGCTCGAAGAATACGGCGAGGCTTGGCGCGTGTATGTCGGCTTCGTTGGAAGTGACTACGCGACGAAAGAGAACTTCGAGGATAGTTATCGCGGAACGTACAAAGATGAAGAGGACTTTGCTTACGAGCTGGTTGACGAGCTTGGCTATCTCGACAACGTGCCGGATACCGTCAGGAACTACTTCGATTATGAAAAGTTTGCACGAGACTTGTTCATGACGGATATGTACGGCGAACACGGTGAAGATGGCGAGTTCTATGTTTTCTGGCGCAACTAGGATACGTGCGCCATTAACTATCCACCTTCGTGACAAAAGCGGTTGTGTATTCATAAGGGCCGGATGAAAGCCGTCCGGTCCTCATTGAATCCACAACACTTAATCAAAGGAGAACAAATCATGGCCATAGAAGGAACAATCATTCACGGAACCATGCGCAATCAAGACTTAATCCCTGCTTTCCTCGACGTAGCGCGGGAAATTGCTCCAGCCGAATACACACAAATGGTATCCGCGCCGTTCAGTCCGGTACCGTCCTATGCGCTTGAAGATGATAGCGCGGAATGGTGGACGAGTGACGAAGCGCACTACCTGCTTGAAGAGTTGTTCGAGCTGCTCAACCTGTACGCTCCAGAAGGCTTCTACTTCGGCGCACATGAAGGCGATGGCAGTGATTACGGTTTTTGGGAAATGCCTAATAGTGACAACTAAAGGAGAACGTGACCATGAATCAGGTTTTCGACAACTACGTGTGTGCTGGTGAATATATCGAACGTGAACTGGATGGCTTCAAATTCCGCGCAACACTCGCCTACGACGACGTAACGACACCAATGGACTATGACGAGGCCGGATGCTGTTTTGACACGTCAGACCCTGAATACGGCGAAGAAAACAAGGAGATAATCGCCTCTTGGAAGCGCGACGAATGGTTCTACGTCGGAATAGTCGTATCGGTTGAGTATAACGGTGTACTCCTCGACGATCATATTCACTCCGTATGGGGCTACGAGGCGAACTTTCCCAACGGCGATAATTCCTACCTCACGGAAGAAGCTACTCGCCTGATGGAAGAGGCACTCGACGACGCGAGAAAGGCACGTGAAGAAATGATCGCAAGACTTATCGGTAAGGCGGCATGATTTATCCAAGATGGCGGGAGCTTGAACAGGTTCCCGCTATCGAAAGATAAAATATGACGATTCTATGAAGAAAGTCAGTTGACACTTCTTTACGTGTGATTAGCTTTGCACTCTCGCGAAGGTAACACTACTGCATACAATTTAAACCCTCACAAGGAGGACAACCGTGGTTGAACGCGCCGTTGACTGCCTTCGATTTGTGCTTATCAAGTTTGGTCTGATCGAAGAGTTGTGTTACTGGTTCTCCAGTGATACACCTGCGGGAAAGTTCTTTGAGTGTGAAAAACACGATGGCGAATACTTCGTGTGGATTGGTCGGCATAACCTGATAATCGCCCCGAAAGATTGGAGCGCATACAGGAGTGCTAAACAGCAATGAAGTGTGTGTACGTAAACTAGGAGGCTTCGGTAATGAAGAAGATGCAGAACACGTTTAACCTGCTGATGGAACTCTACAACCTTCCCAAGCCGGGAGACACAAACCCCGACAGAAACCCCGGAATGCCGATCCAGATGGCTGCTGTTTTTCTTTACGTTGCCATGCACGACGGCTGCACAATGAAACAAATCGCGGAGGTTTTGGGACTGTCACAGGCCAGTGCATCTCGAAATTGCCAAGCATTAGGAAAGTACCAGAAACAAGGCAAGCTCGGCTACGATTTGGTCGAGACGGTCGATGATCCGGCAGAACGACGGCGTAAGATAGTAAAGCTGACGCGAAAAGGTAAGCGTTTGGCGGCACGGCTTGCTGAAATGATCGGCGAAGATGGCCTGAAGTTCTAAGGAGGAGACAACCACCAAATACAAAGGAGGAAATTCGTAAAATGGCGAGAAAAGCAACAACGACGAAAAACACTCAAACATTACCGAGAGGTATCCGGCTTCGCAACGGTCGGTTCTTTGTGGACGTAATGGTTAAGGGGAAGCGCAAGACAGCAACTTGCGCAACCCTTGAAGAAGCAATCACTCGACGGACAGAACTCAAGGAGGCTCTCAAGCGCGGCCTCGACGGGAAGAACGAGGAAAAGGCGGTAACTGGCGGCTGGACGCTCAACCAAGCCCTTCAGTACACCATACGGCACCACTGGGCTGGTACTGGTGGAGAAGAAAAAGCTGTCATCAACGCAAACTATGCGGTCCGCTTCTTTGGCCCTGACAAGCCTCTTGATAAAATCGACAGCCTTGCACTGGATGAATACAAGGAATGGTTGATTGAAGAGCACAACAACTCAAACGCTACGATCAATCGCAAGATGTCGGCGTTGTCCAAGTTGTTTACGATGGCAATCGAACGCGGAAAGCTCAAGGCGAAACCCAAGTTCCCGCGCTTGAAAGAAACAGGTGGCAGAATCCGCTTCTTGAGCGAGGACGAAGAGCGTGTATGCGTAAACCTGCTCAAGCAGTGGAGCCTCGACGACCATGCTGATGCGTTCGTGATACTGATAGACACAGGAATGCGTCCTTCGGAGCTGTGGCGGTTGAAACTCAATGACATTGACTTCAACACTGGCCTCATCTCAATATGGGAGAACAAGACCGACAATCCGCGCTCTATTGCAATGACCAAAAGAGTGGTGGAAACAATCCGCACACGCCTAGATGAACTCCCTACGCGTATTGTTGGCGACGAAGACCATCTTGTATGGGACGGGGTTACACTCTTCCCCAACGCTACGAACTATTGGTTTGAACGTGTCTGGAACAAGGTGAAGCACGTGATGAAACTGGACGACGACGAACAGTTCGTTCCATATGCACTGCGACACACTTGCTGTTCGCGGTTGATACAGCGTGGTGTGCCTCTCAAACACGTCAAGGATTGGATGGGACACAAAGCCATCCAAACCACAATGAGGTATGCCCATCTCGCGCCCCAAGACATGAAGTCTTTGGCGTCGGTTTTAGAGTCGAAGGAGGCGCGGTGGTAAAACTGGACTTGCGTTGTGTAGGGATTTAAAGTAACCGTCAATCCCGGTTTTTCCGGCAGTGGTTGCGAACTGTTGCGAAAAACGTCGTTTGTTGCGAATTGTTGCAAAGGGCCGGAGTGGTGAAACTGGTATACACATCGGACTTAAAATCCGAAGATCATTAATGATCGTGCGGGTTCGATTCCCGCCTCCGGTACCAGCAAAAACAAATTTCTGGAATTTAAAATCACTTAAAATCTCTCGGCCTTCGGGCTGTACGGGTTCAAGTCCCGTCCTGGGTACCACTTATTTACCACGTACTTATGCAAGTTCCGACACTTGCAATGCTCTACGGCGATCCCCTTGTGTAGCCTTTCAGGGTCACTATGGGGTCACTCTTTGTGGGCGCTTTCGCCCTCTCCCCCTCTGGACTGCATCAAATCATGACGCCGACGCGATAGCGACGGCTTCCTTTCTCTCTTCCCCCAGCGCCGCGCACTGCGCGGTGCTGGGGGCCTACACGCTTTCCCCCGCCTCCCCCCGCCTGAAGAAGCACGCCAGATCATCCTATGGGCCAGATCCGTCGCCCAGAGCCCTCCCGTACTCCATGGGTCCTTCTGCGGCACTCGGCTCTACGGGTGCTGCGAGGCTCGGGTTTCGGGCGCGAGTGATGGAAAACTTTGCTCGGAAAAATGGAAATTATCCAATCGTGACACGCAATTGGTGCACGAAAGCTTCCATTCGTAACACGCGGGGGCAGGCATGAGCGAGCTCGGCAATCCCCCTGAAAATCAGGAAGATATTGATAATCCTGATAGCTCTTCCACGCCACATGACGAGCTCGCAGAAATGCGGGCGAAGGTTGCCGGGCGGCGTGCCGAAGAAGTTGTTGTGCCACCAGCTGATCCGGAGCCGCTTGACGACGACTTCATCTATCGCTGTGCCCAGAACAAGGACATCGGCCATGGCATGCTCTACGCAGCACTCAACAAGGACCGGAAAGTATACAACCACCAAGCTGGTTGCTGGATGATCTGGCGCGGTCACCATTGGGATTTCGACCTGACCGAAGGCGCTAATATCGATGTCGAGGATCTGGTTGATCAGTACATGGGCCTGCGAGACCGGATCGCCGACCAGAAGAAACGTGCCGAGGAAGATGGCGCTAACCAGTCCCACTTGGACTTTCTGGAAGGCAAACGCGAAACTTTGCTCAAGGCGTGTCGTTATCTGCACTCGATTAACGGTGTTACCAACTGCCTGAAAGGAGCTCGAGCAAACCGTGAGGCCATCGCCATTGCTGGTGATGAGATCGACCGGGAGCCGTGGTTGCTGCCAGTCGCGAACGGAGTTTTGGACCTTCGTTCTGGACTGTTGAAACCGGGGGTACCGGGGGACTACCTCGTACTCGCATCCCCTGTTGAATGGCGCGGCATCGATGAACCCTGCCCTACATGGGAAGCAGCGCTGCTGGCCATCATGAACGACGATCCCGAAATGGTCGCATATCTACGCCGCCTTTTCGGCTACGCCATCACGGGCCAGACCTACGAGCATGTGTTCGTGGTTCTCTTTGGTGATGAGGGCCGTAACGGCAAGGATACCATGACCGGAACGTTGGAAAAGGTGCTCGGTCCATTGGTAGGAACAGTCCCTGCCGAAATGCTGCTTGACCAGAAGGGAGCTCGCTCGAGCGCCGGTCCTTCTCCAGACATCATGCAGCTACGAGGCCTGCGCATGGCGCTGGCCTCTGAGACGGATAAGGATGCTCGCTTTTCGCCCAGCCGTGTGAAGTGGCTCTCTGGTGGCGGCAGCCTCACAGGGCGTTATCCTCATGACAAGCGCCTCGTCACCTTTGAACCGACACATCAACTTTTCCTGCTCACAAACGAGAAACCCTACGCCAACGCCGATGACATGGCCTTCTGGACCCGTCTACATCTGGTGGACTTTGCCGTGCGCTTTGTCAAAGGCACACCCACAAAGCCCAACGAACGCCCTGTGGATCTGCGCATGAAGGAGAAGCTGCAGGCCGAGTACCCCGGCATTCTCGCATGGTTGGTTCGCGGTTGCCTTGAGTGGCAGCAGCAGGGGCTCAACCCGCCCGCCAAGGTGCTTGAGGCCACAAACGAATATAGAAGTGATGAAGACCTCATGCAGCAGTTCTTCGTTGAATGTCTCATTACGGAGAACGTTCCTGAAACAGATTTCATTCTGTCCACCCCCCTGCACCAGTTCTTCTCCGTCTGGTGGGAAAAGAACATCAACAAAAAGCCATACTCACAAAAGGCCTTCGGCGGTCGAATGAAAAAGAAGGGGTATCCCAGCGAGAAGATCCCGGCGGCCGGGAACCTCATGGGCTATCGCGGTCTGCGGATCAACCGTGCCGCTTACAAGGATCTCACGGGCAAGGAGTTCTAGGGATGATTGAGACGATAGCGGATGATGCCTAGGGATGATCATCACAATCGTAACCATCTAAAATTACGAGATATGGAGTGGTGCGTCGGAGCTTAGGACCATAGGTCCGGCAATAGTTGGGAGATTAGAAATCTCGGATTTTGACGACCATGTTTTTACACACTTATCTTCTCATCCTCCATTTTTAAAAAAAATATAATAAAAATATAATGATAAGAATCAGGACAATTAGCAGGATGATTGTTTTACACGGTCTCATCCTCCAAGAGGAGAAGAGAAAATGAACGTGCTTGATCTGGTGCGACAAGATGTAGGCGACAGCAATGTGCGGCTGCAGGCGAGAGGAGAGTGGGGTTCCCCCTGTCCATCCTGCGGCGGTGATGATCGCTTCCGCATCTTTCCGGAGCAGAACGACGGTCGTGGATCCTACTGGTGCCGCGTTGAGCAGGTGGGGGGCGATGCCATCCAATACCTTCGCGATTATCGAGGCATGGGATATCGCGAGGCGTGCGAAGCAGCTGGGGTGGAGCCCCGAGCAAACTACAAGCCGCTCTCCGCTCCGAAATCAAGAAAAGCTGCATCCGTGCCGTCATTCAAGACGCATGCAGATCCCAAACAGCTCTGGCAGGAAAAGGCTCAATCCTTCATCACGACTGCCCATCAGCGCCTGCTGGCCCATCCTTCCATGCTTGCATACCTCGCAGGACGCGGGATTCCGCTTGATGCGGTCAAGCGCTGTCGCCTTGGCTACAACCCGCAGCATGAATATCGCCCGCGTACATCGTGGGGGCTGGAAGAAGAGACTGGCGAAAACGGCAAGTCCAAACGTCTCTGGCTACCCAAGGGCATTGTCATTCCATATTGGCGTGCAGGAGTGCTCCAGCGCATCAAGATCCGGCAGGACAACGGTTTTGAGTTCGGCCCCCGATACTACATGGTGCCGGGTTCCAGTAGTGCCCCAATGTGTCTCAACCCTGAAGCTAGAGCTTTTGTAGCTATAGAGGCGGAACTGGATGCCATTGCCTGCTGGTGGGCAGCCGTTGATGGTGGCCTGAAAGACGTTGGAACGCTGGGCATGGGGACGCTTGGCGGCAAGCCTGATGAATGGCTTCACGCCATCCTCTCAGCTTGCCTATGTATTCTCAACGCACTGGACGTTGAGCGGATCTCGCCGAAGGACGACACGCCCGAGGCCATAGAAGAGGCGCAAAAGAAAGAGCTGATGCAGGCAAGGCAACGAGACTGGTGGCAGAAAACCTATCCGCATGCAGAGCGGTGGCCAGTGCCTGCGGGAAAGGATCCCGGCGAAGCCTTCGCCGCTGGCGTGGATTTGAAAACATGGATTGTCGCGGGCTTGCCGCCCGCGTTGACCTTGCCAGTCGCTTCCACCCCTGCTTCAGCCATGGTTCCTGCCGAGCCGCCTGCGCAGGCTGCGGAATTGCCATCACTCCACCCAGACGTGCTGCGCCTCCATGATGTGCTCTGCGCCGGTCCGATGTGGATTGAGAAGGACGCAGCAAGGGTAGCGCTCGGCATCAAGTGGGATTGGAGTTGGCGGAGGGCAGCGCCGGAGCATGCGGCTCTGTGCAGCGAGCTTTCGAGGCTAGTGTTCCATACGGATGCAGCATTCGGGTGGGTAGTTGCGCACCCGGCGTCATTTATCGACAGCAGCAATTTGTTGCGCCCTTAATTTTCCCCCGCAGGAGGGGGAACGCGAAAACAGTTTTTTACCCGCTGAGAGGGGGAAAAATGAAAGAACAGCGTCCGAGATTAGCCCGCATAACAGTCAAGCTTGCCGATGGATCCGTCCGCGCCTTTTCTGTTTACGATGCAGAAGAATGGCCTGAGCGTAACGGACCTGCGGGGTTAGTTCGGGTGCAGGACGGTGAAACATGGGTCAGCAGAGATGGTAACAAATACGATTGGCATAATCCAGAAGCAGTGGGCCATCTGTTAGCCACCCTATTGCGGGAGCAAATGGGTACCGTTGAGCCTGAACCGCACATACCACCAGACACTCCGGCGGGAACACCGGTGTGCGTCAAAACTGCATCCGAAGTAGGTCGACAGTTCTCAACACGTACCCGATCCGCTCCATTTGAACGCGGGGGACAATGGAAGGTCTTTGTGTCCGGGCACCGCTATCCGTTGCCACTGGAGTGTGTGGAACGAGCGAGAGACGGGCCGGAAGATAAATAGCGGAACTGAGAGAGGGCTGCCGCATGCAGCTCGTACCTCCATGCGGCGACCGGATACGTGCATATCCGACCAGAAACTCCAGCCCTCCTGCCGAAACGCGATACGCATCGGTGAAGGAGGCCTACCACAGGATTTGTCGGATGAAAACGATCTCTCTTGAATACTGGCCACTGGAACGATTGAAACCATACGAACGCCAACTGCGAAAGAATGATCGCCATGTCGAAAGAATGATGGATTGCATTACAGAGTTCGGATTCCGACTTCCCATTCTGGCAAAGGCTGATGGCGTTGTTGTGGATGGCCACCTTCGCTTGAAAGCTGCCCTGCGTATGGGGCTTGCAGAAATCCCAGTTATCCTCGCTGATGGTATGACGGAGGCGCAAGTGCGGGCCTTCCGCATTCTCGCCAACAGTTCCGTCGCCTGGTCAAAATGGGATGAAGAGGCGCTTGCTGCCGAGCTGGATGCGCTGCAGCAAGAGTCCTTCCAGCTCGAGCTCACGGGCCTTGCGCTTTCCGAGATTGAGGATCTGCTGGATTCTCTGGACCGCGAAGATGCTGGGCCGGATCCTGACAAGCTTCCTCCTGACGGGCCATGCGTCACCATGCCCGGAGATATCTGGTTGCTGGGGGCTCATCGGCTTCTGTGCGGGGACTCCACCTGCAAAGATGCAATGGCGAACCTCATGCAAGGCGCGGAAGCTGACCTGATCTGGACTGATCCGCCGTACAACGTGAACTACAAAGGAAAGGCCGGCAGCATCAAGAACGACAACATGAAGGCTGCAGAGTTCCGTCAATTCCTGCTTGCTGCCTATTCGGCCATGTTTGGTGTGCTCGGAAAGGGGTGCCCTATCTATGTCGCTCATGCGGACACTGAAGGCGTCAACTTTCGAGGCGCCTTTCAGGAAGCTGGGTTCAAGCTGGCATCCTGCCTTATCTGGCGCAAAGATCATTTTGTGCTCGGTCGGGCAGACTATCAGTGTCAGCATGAGCCTATCCTTTATGGCTGGAAGCCGGGCAGCGCTCATCGATGGTACGGCGGCCGGAAACGGAAAACCATTCAGGAGCTGGGTAGCTTCGGCTCCATAGAGCAGCTTGCTGACGGCTCCATTATCCTGTGCCATGAGGGTACCTCCACGGTTATCACCGGGCGAGATCTGGCGGTAGAGCAATTCGACAGCACTATCATTCTGGAGCGTAAACCGCTCCGAAGTGAACTCCATCCCACCATGAAGCCGGTGGGATTGGTAGAGCGCTTCATCCGTAACAGCAGTAGGGCGGGCAATATGGTTCTTGATCCCTTCGGCGGCTCGGGCACTACGCTTATTGCGTGTGAGCGCACTAACCGAACCTGCCGAACAATGGAACTGGATCCCAAGTATGCAGATGCCATCGTCAGACGTTGGCAGGCCTATACGGGGAAAAGCGCCGTGCATGAGCGCACCGGCTCAACTTTCGATGACAGGGAACAGCTCAATGGATGAACTGAAACTTGAAGAACTACTTGAACGCAGTGCGTCCAGTGACGTTGCCTCGTTGCTCAAAGCGAAAGAAGAAGCTAAGCGCGTTATGCGTGACGATCCCTCCCCAGCGGCCATATCCGCGTTTGAACGAGCATCGCGCCTTCTGGAGGCTCGCATGCAATCGACAAAGACCGGAGAAAACACCTTCTCCACCCCAGCTCAGGTCATAGAGTACCTGACCTCGCAACACCGCAAAGTCGCCAAAAGCAAGCTCTATGCAGACATTAAGGCCGGACGGCTGCGCAAACGTGATGGAACATTCACGGTGGCGGATGTAGAAGCCTACTCCCGCACCCTGCCGCTCACGTCAACACCGGATGCACAGGCCAAGGCTGCAGATGATGTTGCCCGCCGCAAGCAGGAAGCGGAGGCCATGCGAATAGAAGAGCAGGCCAGACGAGAGAAGATCAAGCGCCTGCGGGAGGAAGGCAAGCTCATTCCGAGAGAGGATGTTGAAATGGAGCTGTCAACGCGTGCAGTCACTCTTGAAACGTCTTTGAAATCCGCTATCGAAGTACATGTACTTGAGCTGATCAATGCCGTCGAGGGCAACCCCAACCACTCGCACACGCTGATCAACTCCCTTGAGGCTTTGTTTGACAAGATTCTGAATGAATATGCGCGGGAGATGGAGATCGAGGTGGAGTTCTCATGTGATGATGCTGAAGAACCCGACGAATACCCCTCAGAAGAAAGCGACTCGGAAGCCTGACCGAGTTAGCATAGCATCCGGCCTGCCTCTCTGGCTGCCGGAAAAAGTGCGAAACCGACTTCGCCGGAAGCTCAGAGCTTCCGGCGGTCGGCTCGCCTATTCCTTCCGCTTTTCCCGTGGGGAACGTGCCGCCCTTCGCCATCGTGCTCCGGTTCCGGTGAGCGAGTGGTCCACCCGCCATCGCGTGTTACATATGAGCGCCATCCCGGGGCGCTGGCATAACGACATCACTCCCTATCTTGCAGGCATCATGGATGCCAGCTTCTTTCCCGGCGTTGAAGAAATCGTCCAATGCAAGGGGCCACAAGGCGGCGGGACAGAAGCCGTGCACAACTGCATCGGTTATGCTGCAGACAGGCGTCCCGGTCCCACGCTCTACGTCTTTCCCGACGAAATCACCGCCCGTGAAAACTGCACTGATCGCATCATTCCCATGTTCGAGGAATCGCCGCGGCTGCGCGAACTGTTCACGGGAAAAGGGGAAGATCGTAGCGCCATTCGCGTCAACCTTTCCAATATGCCTGTATACATGGCGTGGTCAGGATCCGCGACCAAGCTTGCCAACAAGCCCATCTGCTATTTGGTGCTAGATGAGCTGGACAAGTTCCAGAATCCCAAGAAGGAAGCCAGCTCGGAAAGCCTTGCCGAGGCCCGCACCATCACCTTTGCCCGCCGCCGGAAGATCTGGAAAATTTCTTCGCCTTCAGATGCCGAAAGCCCCATTTGGCGAAACTTCCAGAAGGCGCAGGCCAAGTTCGACTATTGGGTCCGCTGTCCGGACTGTGGCGGCGAGCAGCTCATGGAGTTCGACCGCATCCGCTGGGAAGGTGGCACCAAGGCCAACCCCGAAGAGCTGAAGGCCCGCAATCAGGCCACCTACGTCTGCGAACACTGCGGCAGTTGCTGGACAGATCAGGGACGAAATGAGGCGGTGAAGCGCGGATACTGGAAGGCTCGCGGCTCCGGCCTTGAACTCTTTGCCCATCTGAAGGCGTACAGGCCACGCTCGATAGGCTTTCATGTTCCGTCGTGGATCTCGCGCTTCGTGAGCCTTTCTGAAATCGCCGCTGACTTCGTGGAGTTCAAGCAGGCCAAGGCGCTGGGCAAGTCGGAGTGGAAGTCCAAGATGAAGGACTTCATGAACAAGCGCAAAGCCGAACCGTGGTATGACTACGAAGAGCAGCGCACTGAGGATGTTCTGCGACAGCACTGTGATGACCGGCCGCGCGGCGTTGTGCCGAGCCCGTTTGGAGATGGGATGTCCAGAGTCTGCTCACTGTTGGCAGGCGTGGATACGCAGAAGGGCTATTTCCGGTACGTGGTCCGCGCCTTCGGCTGGGGCGATGAGCAGGAAAGCTGGCTGGTGCAGTGTGGGAGCCTGCCCACGCTGGAAGCAGTGGAGCGTCAGATCTTGCAGCAGACGTTCCGCGATGTGCAGGGGAATGAATACTCCGTGGAGCGACTCCTGATTGATGCCATGGGGCACCGTACCACGGAGGTCTATAACTTCGCCCGGAGGTATCGAGCCCGAGTGTTGGCCACAAAAGGTGAACAGAAGTATAAGGCCCCCGTTTCGTACGGCCAGATCGACTACTTTCCACAGTCAAAAAAGCCCATCCCCGGAGGGCTGAAGCTAGGGCATATTGATACAACCGTCTTTAAGGATGCCCTTGCCGCCAAGCTGGAAGTGCAGCCGGGTGATCCCGGTGCGTTTTGGCTTCACTCAGCGCAGGGCATGCCCAAGGCTTACTTTGATGAAATGACCATTGAGTATTGGGATAATGATGCCAAGGCATGGATATGCCCGAAAGGCAAGGATAACCACTTCTGGGACTGCGAGGTACTTTGCCAAGCTGGTGCTTGGGAATTGGATATACGCCGCCGTCGACCACAGAAAGAGCAAAAGAAATCAAGTCCACGTCCACAGCCCATTCCACAATCTTCAAAAGGCGTGGGCATTGGTTCACGGCCTCTATGGTTCTAGGAGGTAAGATGAGTAACGCAGTTGAGGCAGAAGTCAGAAACTTCGGCATGGGGGTCAAGAAGGCCTGCATCTATCTTGGAATTGGACGCACCAAGTTCTACGATCTGATGGAGGACGGTGCATTTCCTAATGCCTATAAGTGTGGGACAACAACACGGGTGCCTCTGGGTGACCTGATGGACTATCGTTCAAAGAATAAGGTTGTGATCGAGTATGAGAATTTTGGATAAAAATTCTCAAAAAAGATTCCGTAGCTGTTCGTAGTTGTTCGTAGCTGTTCGTGCATCACTCATTTGAATCCTTCATTATGGGGGCATGACAATATGGACACGCGACGAACTGGTAGCACAGCTTGCTGAATGGAAGAAAGCCCTCCTTCTTTGTGCTTCAGGCAAGTCATACGGCATAGCGGGCAGAACCCTCACTCGTTCCGATGTAGCTGACATCCGGAAGATGCTTTCCTATCTGGAACGCGAACTCAACAAAATCGACGGTACCCCGGTCGGCCCTGTGTTCGTGCAAGGGGTTACCCGCCGTGGCTAGTATCTTGCGCCGCCAGTCCGGTCTTCAGCGCCGCTATCCCGGTGTCCGCCGCTCGGCTGGCTCGCATTCCGGTCGCCTCGGCGGTTGGCACACCCACCGCACCCCCGCATCCTCCGCTCGCTTTGAGCGGGACACGCTGCAACTACGTGGCGAGGATCTGGTCGCAAACGATTGGGCTCCTCGCTCCGTAGTCGATTCCATGACTGTGAACGTGGTCGGCACCGGCCTCAAGCCACAGGCAAAACCTCTTGCCGAGATGCTCGGCATTACACCAGAGCAGGCTCGCCTTGTTGCCCGCCAGCAGGAATTTGCATGGCAGATGTGGCAGGGGGAAGCCCACCCCAGTGGGAAGCTCACCTTTGACGATCTCTGCTTTCTCGGCTTGCGCAGCACATTGACGCTCGGCGAGCTACTCTATCTTCCTGTCATGCTGCCGGATGCTGGCCGCCGCTTTTCTCTCGCCATTCAGGATGTCCACCCCGGACGACTGCGCACCCCGCTGGATCTTGCCTCCAATCCCGCCATCCGCGAAGGCATCGAATTTACCGAATGGGGTGCCCCTTCGTGGTACTGGATCTCCGATCCGCCTGCAGGCCTGTTGCAGGATTGGAGTTGCGGCAATGAAGCCCTCAGCTCCGCCCATTTCGTCCGCAAGCCCGCCTTCGTCGCCCACCGCCCGTGTGTGCTCCACCTCTTCCGTGTTGAAGAGGTGGAGCAGGTGCGAGGTGTCTCTCCGCTTGCGCCCGGCATGAAGCTGTTCCGCCATCTGGATGATTCACTTGATTACGAACTGATGGCCCAGATCGTCACCGCCAGCATCCCCATGTTCATCGAGACAGAGGATGCGCAAGGCATAATCCGGATGCAGGATGACAGGCGAGAAGACGAATACTACCAGCAGATCCGGCCCGGACAGATCATGTACGGCAACCCCGGCGAGCGCCCGCACGTTCTTGAATCCAGCCGCCCCGGAAACAATTTTGTCCCGTTCACTGAACTTATCCTCCGTGCTGCATCCGCCTCCATGGGCATGCCCTACGAAGTGCTCTCCAAGGACTTCTCCAAGAGCAATTACTCCTCCACCCGTGCAGCCCTGCTCGAAGCATGGCGTGTCTTTCTGCTTTACCGCACATGGATGGTGAACCACCTGTGCCGCGCCGTGTGGTGCATGGTGCAGGAGGAGGCCATTCTGCGCGGGTATGTGCAGCTGCCGAAGAACGCCCCCGGATTCTATGATGCCTACCATGCGTGGACCAACTCCAAATGGATAGGCCCGGCTCGCGGCTACGTGGATCCCGTCAAGGAAGTTCTGGGCGCTGTCAAGGCGCTGGAGAACCGCCTGACCACCCATGCCGACGTCATCGCGGAAAGGGGCGAAGACTGGGAAGACGTCTGGGCCCAGCGTACATTGGAGGATTCCATACTGCTCTCCCAAAATCAGCAAGGAGCTTCCGCCCATGTATGACCTTTTAAAGAGCCCTATCCTGTTCGTTGCTGCCGAGGCATTGCCTCAGCTGGCCAGCGAAGTGCGGCACCCCTCCGCAGGAATGTTCCTTTTCGGTGGACGTAGGGAGGATGGTGAACGCAAGCCGTACACGCTGCAGAGCGGAATAGCCACCATCACCATACGCGGCGCACTTTCTCAGTACGGTGGCTTCTGGACTACCGGCTATGAGCAGATCCGCGAGAACATCCGCACGGCGCTCGCGGATAGTGCCGTCAAAGCCATCCTGCTGAACATCAACTCCCCGGGCGGAGCAGAGGCAGGCTTGTTTGAGTTGGCGGACTGGATTCACGCCGTCCATGAGCAAAAGCCCATGTACGCCTATGCGGATGCCATGATGTGCAGTGCAGCATACTGCATTGCCAGTTCCACCGGCACCATTCTCGCGCCACGCATGGCGACTGTGGGCAGCGTTGGCGTGGTGATGATGCACACGGACTGGAGCAAATGGAACGAGAAAACCGGCATCACATACACCTACCTGCATGCCGGGGAATTCAAGATAGCAGGAAATCAGGAGCAGCCCCTCAGTGACAGAGACCGCTCCTATTTTCAGGCTCGGCTCAACCAGTCCTACAGCGTGTTCCTACAGTCTTGCCAACGCGGTATGGGGCTGGATCCCGCAAAAGCCACCGAATGGGCCGACGGCAAGATTTTCCATGGCGACGAAGCTCAGTCGTTGGGCCTTGTTTCCGCCATTGTCAGAGACCGGGATGATGCCATGGCGCACATCCTCTCCCACATTTCCACAACGGAGAAAGACATGAACCTGAAAGAGATCGATCTGGATACGCTGCAGAAGGAGAACCCCGAGCTCCACGCGCAGCTGATCGCTCAGGCTCAGGCGTCTGCGGGAAAGGGTACTCAGGAAGACGGCAAGGGCACCGAGCTCTCCGCGCCTGCCAATCCCGCAGCCACCGTAACGAGCCCCGAGGATGCCGCGTTCGAGGCCTCCTGCGCCATGTTGGAGGCCACCGGCGCAAAGGCGCAGGCAGAGGCGATGCGCAAGATGAAGGCCGCAGGGCTCTCCTGCCAGCAGATGGCCGCAGTTGCCCCCATGCTGGCAGATGCCCAGCTTCCCGACACGTCCGATGCTCCCGCCATGCAGAAACAGTTGCTTACCGCACTGAACAATTCCGAAAGCCTGAAGCCCGTGGGTCAGCAGCCCGGCCAGAAGGCCAAAACCACCGCACAGGCTCAGACGGATCTGGTCTCCGAGCTTTCCGGACTGGAGGTGTAATCCATGGTTACCGCAGAACTTTCCAGCAACACTCTGCTGGCCGGGCATGACGTCATCACCATGCAGGTGGTGCTCGCCTCCACCGGCTCGGAAGTCGCGCTGCAGCGCGGCGCTCCTCTCGGTCGCGTGACCGCCACCCGCAAGTTCAAGGCATGGAATCCCGCAGCCAGTGACGGCAGCGAGGTCATTGTCGCTCTGCTCACCGAAGCCAAGACCGTGCCCGCTGCTGGCGATGCCAAGAGCGACGGCTATGTGCACGGCGAGTTCCATAAAAACGCCATTCCGTGGGGTGCCGCAACAGCCGACCAGATCAGCGATGCTGTCTGGGCAATGGCCGGTCGTGGCATCTACGTCCGCTAAAGGGAGTATTGTATGCCTGAAGCCAACATTCTCGACCTGCTCTTCAGCCCTCGCACGCTGACCGAAACAGCGATCAAGCGCAAGGCGGTTCCCCGCCTGATGCAGTATCTGTTCTTCAAGCGCCGCCATACACACCTGACCAGAGATATCGACCTGCGCAATGTCGCCTATCCCCTCAAGGTGCTGCCCATGGTGGGCGAACGATCTGGTGCCGTGGTTATTGAAGGCACCAAGAGAGCCCTCAAGATCGTGCCCTCTGCCCGTTTCCGGCCCAAGCGTGTATCCGGTGCTAACGAATTGCTCTACGTAACCGCTCCGGGTGAGCCCGTGGAGTTGAAACAGGGGATGGGCAATGTTGAAGAACGCCTGAAATCCGCCATCGTCAGCGATATCGACATCCTGAACGATTCACTTGAGCTGTCCATCGAGCTCTTGTGTTCGGAACTGCTCCGCACTGGCAAGGTCGTAGCACACGATGATGACGGCGTGGATTACGAAGTGGACTTCGGCCTGCCCGCCGCGCACACCGTTGTGCTTACCGGCACCGATCTCTGGACGGATGCAGCTTCCGACCCCATTGAAATTCTGGAAGAGTGCTCGAGTGCTGTGCAGGATGCCTGTGGCAGACGGCCCAATGTGGTTGTGCATGGCACAGGCGCATGGCAGGCCTTCCGCAAGAATAAGGCAGTGAAGGACGAGCTGAATAACCGCAATATCGACAGCGGCACCATGCGCACTGCCATTGGCGAGCTCTTCAAAGGTAACATCGGTAACGTCGGACATTATGTGTACGGCGGTAGTTATGATGATACGCACGGCAACTCTCGTGAACTCTTCCCCTCTGATTATATCCTGATGGGCTGCACGGATGCTCCCTGCTCCGTGGAGTTTGGCCTGCCCGCAGACCTCGCCAATACCGGCCCCGTCGAAAAGTTCGTGAAGACGGTCATCGAAGATGATCCGTCCCATCTCGCCATCATCGAGGAGAGCCGCCCCCTGCCCGTTGCGGATCTGGATTACTTCTGCTTCGTCAAGGTCCGCTAGGAGGTGCACCATGGCTAGTAAGAAAAACTCTAAGAAAATTGATGTGCTGCTCAAGTGCGCCCTCGGACGCGGCGGCAAGGATGGCAAGCCCGGCGAGATCAAAGCCTTGTCTGAGGAAGACGCCCTCGAACTGATCAAGGCAGGCCACGCCGTGGAATACACTGGCGTTCAGCCCGTTGATGGTGCCGCCTCCGAGCGCATCATGGAACTGGAGCAGACCGTGGCGGATCTGCGTGGTGATCTAGCTGCGGTGCAGGAAGACTGCGCAGCCAAACTCGACCAGGCAAAGGCCTATGCATCCGCACTGGAAGATCGCTGCAAGGCTGCAGGTGTGGACATTGCCGATCTGACCGGCACCGGAAAGTAACCGACGGGGTCGGGAAACCGACCCCGCCCTTTTCAAGGCAGGCACCTCATGACGTTATCTCCGCTCGAACTGCTTCTGCTCACAGCGCTCGTCTCCATGGTCACAGCAGTGGCTGTCCGCCTGCTGTTCTCGGAAAAGTATGTACGCAAAATCGAGTGCGAAGGAAGCATTGTCGAAATCAAGCGAAGGCTGGACATCCAGTTTCGCATGCTACGTGCCATCGTGCCGTGTCTGCCTATTGATCCTGCCACGATGCGCGAGATCCTTAACGAAAGAGGGACTGACTGATGACACCTGCATTAAAACTGGCTCTTGATTTCACCCTCCGCTGGGAAGGCGGATTCGTGGACCACCCGGACGATCCCGGCGGGGCCACCAACCATGGCGTGAGCCTGCGTTGGCTGAAAGGGCTTGAAGTATCCATCGCGGACATCGACGGAGATGGAGATGTTGACGCTGAAGATATCCGGGCGCTCACCATTGATCAGGCCCGCGATTTGTTTGCGGATCGTTTCTGGCATGGGCTTTCGCTCGACGAGTTCCCTCCTGCTGTCTCCATAGCTGTCTTTGATGCCGCAGTTAACTCCGGCCCACGCCCTGCGTTTCGCTTCCTGCAGCGGGCTCTCAACCTCTGCGGGTCGACTCTTGAAGAGGATGGCATCTTCGGTCCCGCCTCGCGGGCGGAACTGGTTCGCCATGCAATGCCTCCGAATGGCCCTCTGCTGCTGGTTAACGGTGCCAATTGGGCAAGAATCAAGCTCATGACAACGCTTGCCCAGCGTAAGAATGAAGCAGGTCGACAGCCTATGCAGGTGTTCCTGCCTGGCTGGACGAACCGCGTTCACGCCCTGACTGAAGAGATCTGGAGGATGTAATGGACTGGCTCAAAACTATCGCTAGTGCCGCCCCCATTCTCGGAACCGTTGTTGGGGGGCCTGTGGGCGGCATCGTCGGCAAGGGCCTGTCTCTCATTGCTGAGGCCTTCAGCTGTGAACCCACAGAAGATGCAGTTGCTTCCGCAATTAAGGCGGATCCGCAGGCAGCCATCAAGTTGAAAGAGCTTGAGCTTCAGCACCAGGCTGTTTTGATCGAATGGCAGCGCGTCCAGCTGCAGGCCGAGCTGGAGAACACCAAAAGCGCCAGAGACCGTGAGGTTGCAATGACCAAAGCGGGCACCAGTATGGGCTGGTTCCCCCCGGCCATGATCAGCTTGGTGGTGACGGTTGGTTTTTTCATCATGCTCTACCATGTGCTCACCATGCAGAGTGAGCCCTCGCAGGCAGCTGTCCTTCTTCTCGGCTCTCTCGCAACCGCCTTCGCCGCAGTGGTGAACTACTACCTCGGTTCTTCCCTCGGAAGTTACCGGAAGAACAATGCCCTCGAACAGCAAGTGTCTGGTGCCATCCGTAGCACAGGAAAAGCGGGAGGCATCTGATGACTCTTCGTGACCACATGCAGGCCGATCTTGCCATGATGATGAGTACCAATGAGTTCGGCGAAGAAATCACCTTCTGCGGAGTCTCGCTCGTAGCCATTGTGGACCTGTCCAGAGAGCCTGCCAGCTATGATGACCGGCAATCCGTCTTTGTGGAAAGTGCCACCCTGCGCATTGCTGAAGGAGCCGTTTTGCTTCCTGACGTTGGCCGCCGGGTGGAGTTCAACGGTGAAGAGTGGATCGTGGGACAGACCGAAGATGAGGATGGCCTGCAAGTTGTCCACCTCTGGAGGGATCTCGCATGAGTAAAGCCGGACAGACCCTTGTGCTCATCGACAAGGACCGCATTGACCGGCAGATGCAGGCAATGCGCGGAGCCCTTGAACACATCAAGGACGGCTACAAGACCGTGGCCATGCGTGCCGTGAACAAGACCCTTGATGGCATGCGCACCGATGTGGTGCGGCTGATCCGCTCCACCTATGCCGTTCCGGCGCGGGATCTGCGCGAAAAGCTCTCCGTTATCAAGGCCAAGAAATCGTATCTGCGAGGCTCTCTTTCGGCAAAGGGGCCTATCTCCGTGCCGCTCATGCGGTACGGGGCTTACCCCCGCGCCCCCTTTATCAGTGCTCCGAAAGGCCCCAGAGGAAAGCGCCACAAGGGCGTAACCGTAAAGGTGCGTGCCGATGCTGGGCACAAGGGCGTGCGTCATGCCTTCGTGCTCAACTCGCCGTCCACAGGAAGGCCGGAAGTCGTGAAGAAGGTGCATGCTGATCGCCGTTACCCCATTCGCATCCTCTACGGCCCCGGCCATCTTGCCGCCCTGCGGGAAGAAGAGAACCTCGGCAGCCTGCAGGAGCAGGCCATGGAACGCTTCAGCAAGGCCGTGGATCATGAAGCCCGGTACCTTATCGAAAAGGCGGGCTTGCGATGATTCTGGAACTGCTGACAGAGCTGGAAGTCTTTCTGCAACAGGCGCTGGCAACCGTGCCGCTTCCTTCACCCGAAAAAGGTGCGGGAGAACTGGCACCGGCCCGCGTGTTTCTGGGTGCCATCCCGCGCACCACAGAAGAACACAAGGCTTTCCCCTGCGCTGTACTGCGCTGGCAGAAAGGCGAGGACACTGAAGAGGACAGCAGCGAGACCGTGGATATCCTGCTCGGCGTGTATTCTCCTGCAGGGCTCGACATTGCCGAGACATGGATTGCCGTGCTCGTGGGCAGACTGCGCCGCCTGCTGCTGGAACACCGTCGCCTCGGCAAGTGGGAGATGGTGCTGCCGCTTACCTCGGGCAAGCCCGATCCCGAGAAACAGCAGGAACGATTTCACATCGCCACCATCAGCACTCAGTGGCGAAGAACCTTACCCTCTGACCCCGTCATGGAGGCTTAAATGGCAAAAGAAAAGACCCCGACCGCTACCGGCACTGTAATGTACCTCGGCCCGACATTGCGGGGAGCCCGCCATGTTGTGAACGGGACTATCTTTAAAGGCGGCGTGCCTCGCCATCTGGAAAAGGAACTGACTGCGGATCCTGACTATGCGGCATTGTTCGTGCCTGTCGCAGATGTCGGTGCCGCCCGCAAGGAACTGAAAAACGCAACCTCCGTGCTGGCACACTGCGCCCGCCGCGTTGCTGAAAAGGGGTAAGCCATGTCTTACAGACACCGCGTTTCCTACAGCGAAAAGCCCACCGGCATTGTGCCGCCGCGCCGTATCTCCGCAGGCATCCCTGTGGTTGTCGGCACGGCTCCGGTGCACACCATGTCGGGCGCAAAGCCCATCAATGAGCCCGTGCTCTGCTATACCTATGGCGAGTTCGCCGCCGCCTTCGCCGGAACCGACGAAGCTGCGCAGACAGCGCTTGAGGCCATTGGTTCCTACACCCTGTGCGAATTCGCCAAGAGCCACTACGGGCTCTACAACATGGCCCCGGTTGTCTTCATCAACGTGTTCGACCCGGCGCAGCACAAGGCTGTGGACGAGACCCCGGATGTGACCAAGGTTACCAGCGAGGATATTGTTGGTGGCATCGATGTTGCCACCAACGCCCGCACCGGTCTTGAGCTCATCGCGGACATCTTCCCCACCTTCCGCATCATTCCCGGCCTGATCTGCGCCCCCGGTTTCTCGCAGGATCCTGCCGTGGGTGTGGTGATGGCTGCTAAGGCTGCAAGCATCAACGGCCTGTTCAAGGCCATGGCCGTGGTGGACGTGCCGGACACCGTATGCACCAAGTACACCGACGTGCCTTCGTGGAAGGAAACCAACAACTACACCGACGAGCACATGATCGTGTGCTGGCCCAAGGTGAAGCTTGGCGACGATGTGTACCACATGTCCACGCACGTGGCCGGGCTCATCCCGCAGACCGATGCCGAGTATGGCGACATTCCCTATGTCTCTCCCTCCAACCGCAGGCTCATGATCGATTCTGCCGTAGCAAACGGCAAGCCGGTTCGTCTGGGTCTTGATCAGGCCGAATACCTGAACGGGCAGGGCGTGATTGTACCGCTGAACTTTGATGGCGGCTGGAAGGCCTTCGGCAACCGCACGGGCTGTTACCCCTCCAATACCGACCCCAAGGATGCCTTCATCCCTGTGCGCCGGTTCTTCAACTGGCACGGCAACACCTTTGTGCTCACCTACTTCCAGAAGCTGGACGGGCCTGTCACCCGCCGATGGGTTGAAACCATCGTGGACAGCGAGAACATCCGCCTGAATGGCTTCCGCCAGATGGAGATCATCCTCGGCGGCGAGATGAAGTTCCTTCAGGACGAGAACCCCACAACCGACCTCATAGACGGCATCGTGCGCTTCCACACGTGGATGACCCCGCCGGTCCCGGGACGGCAGATCGAGAACATTCTCGAGTTTGACCCCAATAACTTCAGCACCCTGTTCGGAGGCTAGCCATGAATGCACCTGAAAAGGTCATCTCCTTTAATGCCTACGGTGAAGGCAAGGTCTTTCTGGGGCTGGTTGATATTGAGCTGCCCGGCATCGAGTTCATGACAGACACCATCACCGGCGCGGGCATTGCCGGTGAAGTTGAGTCTCCTGTAATCGGCCACACCAAGGCACTGGGCGTAAAGCTCAAGTTCCGCACCAAGACCCGCCAGACCCTCGGTCTGCTCTCCCAGAAACGCCACCTGCTCGATCTTCGCGCCTCTGTGCAGTCTCGTGCTCTCGACAAGGGCGGCTCTCTGGTCACCACCCCTGAAAAGATCGTGGTGGGCGGTCTGGTCAAAAAGCATAGCCTCGGCAAGCTGGAAAGCGCCAAGGCGCAGGATTGCGAAGTGGAACTGGACGCGGATTATCTGAAGGTCACGTTGGACGGTGAAGACGTGCTGGAAGTGGACAAGTTCGCCATGGTCTTCAAAGTAAACGGTACGGACCACCTCGCCTCGGTCCGGTCCGATCTGGGAATGGAGGGCTAACCGATGGAAGTGCGCACCAAGGTCATCATTCTGGGCACGCCGCTCAAGGTGAAGGAAAAAGAAGTGCTCGAGCTCACCATGCGGGAGCCGCTGGTGGAAGATATGCTGGAAGCTGCCGAGCTGGCGGGAGACATGTCCACAGCCGCCCGGCTCGAGGTCTGCACTTTCGCTCACCTGTGCGATGTGCCCTTGGCCGACCTGCTACGGATGCGGCAGGCAGACTATACGAAACTGCAGGAGGCATACGGTTTTTTGGCGCGTTCCGCCCCCCGCGAGGAAGCGACCTGCGAAAAACAGTGCTTGTCTTCGGAAAACGCTCCGGATGGGGACGGCGGGAAATAGGAAGCCTGAAGGCGCGGGAGTTCAGTGCGTGGCTGGAAGCCTTGCCCCCTGATCAGGAGGCCTGAGCAATCCAGTTACGGAAGCGGTCCGTAAAGCGGTCAACGCCTTCCACCAGCGGTGAGGCGACCAGCTTGTAGATGATGCCGCCAAAGAAAATACCAGGCATCAGAGACTGCGAAAGACTGAGATCATTGCCGTCCAGCAGCTCATACCCGAGCACCACAACAATGCTCGTTTTGAACAAGAACTTGATGAACGTGTGAAGCGGTTCTTCCTGCATGGCGATCTCCGATAGTTTGTACGCTATTACAATAGATCGCCATGCAGGACCAGTCAACCGAGGTAGTGCATGGCAGACATGAAGACAATGGGCCTCAGCTTTGTCATCGGCTCTACGCTGGCAGCAGGATTCGATGGCAATCTCACCAAGGCGGAAAAGCATCTCAAGCGTATGGGAGACGCTGTTTCCGGTCTGGAGAGCCAAGCGCCGGTCAAGCTCGGCCAGTCTTTCGATACCTTGCGCGGCAAGCTGGTATCTTCCCGCCGAGCCCTCTCTGAAGCCGAAAGGGAACTGGAATCCCTGAACGCAGAGGCAGAGCGCTCGGGGGGCATGCACGGTCTTTTGGCCCACCGGATAGCCTCCACGGAAAAGCGCATAGGCACCCTGTCACGAGATGTGGACAAGAACCGCCGTGCCTTCCGGAACAACCTTGTGGAGATGGACCGGCAGGGTTTTTCCGTCAAAAGCCTGCGTAGCGAATATGACAAGCTTGGTGATGCGCTGGACAAGTCGCGTATCAAATATGACCGCTTTGCCGCCAGCATGGCAAAGAGCAAGGCCTATGCGGATCGGCGTGCCGAGCTACGGGCAGGTGCCATGGACGTGGTTGCCATGGGGGCAAGCGTTGCTGCCCCGTTCATGCTGGCTGCGCGTGAAGAAGACTCGCAGATCCGGCTTGAGGACGCGTTGAACGCCGATAATAAGCCCGCCGCTATGATGGAAGCGCAAAAGCACGCCCGTGGCCTTGCCCGCACCGGCCTTGTTGATCTTACCGGAGCCTATGATATTCAGTATGCGCTGAACTCCGCAGGGCTGGATGCTCAGGCCGCACGGGCAGGCTCCACGGTTGTGGCGAAAGTGGCAAAGATCACCAATGGTGCTGCCGAAGGTGTGGGTGAAGTCATCGCCACCGCCTACAACAACCTCGGCAAGTCGCTGGGCGGCACTGCCGATGAGAACATGCAGCGCATTGGTGACCTGCTTACCAAGACGCAGCTCAAGTTCCAGTTCCGCGATTTCAGCCAGCTTGGCGAATCGCTGAACGAGGCAGCATCCGGCTTCGCTTCCTACAAGGTGAACCTTGAACAGGGCCTTACCCTGCTGGGCCAGCTGAACACTGCAGGCGTGAAGGGCAGCAGCGCCGGTACCGCGTTCAACGCTGTGCTGCGGCAGCTTGGCAAGGCACAGCAGAAGTGGGGCATTGAGATCGTCCGCACCAAGAACGGCGAACTCGACATGCTCGCCACACTGAAGCAGGTAAACGATGCTGTCGGCGGCATGGATACCGATGCACGGGCGCAGGCCCTGCAGGAAGTCTTCGGCGATGAAGGCCGCAAGGGTATCGCCCCCCTGCTGGATGCCCTCAAGGATTTGCCTGCCGCGCTGCAGGATGTAAGGGACAATTCTCGTGGCATCATGGATGCCCGCATGGAACGCCACCTTGCCGCCTCTTCCACACAATGGAAGGCCATGACAAACAATGCCATGATGCTGGGTGCCACCATGGGCTCGGTGCTCCTGCCCTCCCTGAATATGGGCATTCAGGCAATCAACTCCATTCTGGTACCCATAGCCGAGTTTGCCGCCGGGCATGAAACCCTGACCACCGTAATCGGTGGCACGGTGGCCGGTTTCATAGCCTTCAGGCTCGCCGTGTTTGCGGCCCGCTACATCAGTCTTTCCTGCAAAGACACCTACGAGATATTAAACAGGACCACCATGCGCCTCGGCATGGGCCAGAAGTCCGCTGCAGCGAGCACAACCGCACTCAGTTTTGCCCAGCGCCGGGCTGCCATCACCTCCAGCATCATGGGCAGGGCACAGCGGGGTGCCGCCATGGGTTCCACCTTCCTTGCCGGAGGCATCCGCATGGTGGGTACAGCCATCAAGGCTGCCTTCATGGCAAACCCCATCGGCGTGGGCATTATGGCCGTTACCACCCTCTGGCAACTCGGCACGGCGCTCTATGAAAGCTGGACTCCCTTCCGTCAGCTTATCGACTGGATATGGGAAGGCCTCGGCAAGATGGGGGACACCATCAAGGGCATGCCCATCATCGGCGATGTGATCGGCTTCTTCTCCGGCGACAGCAAGTCTGCTGCACCTTCTGGCAAGGTAGCCGCCCCCCGCATGGGCGAAACCCTGCCGGATGCGCCGGAGCTCGACCCAATGCCCGGTATGGAAGCTGCCATCAATCAGGCCCCTGCAGCACTCAGCGCCAATGCCCCTGTCACCATATCCATTCAGCAGGATTTCACCATTGCCAGCGGCGACGCCGGAACCGTGAAGACGGCGCTGGATTCCGGAAGGCGCGAGCTCGAGGCCACGGTCACTCGCATCATCGACGACTACTTCAGAAAACAGCGGAGAGTTTCCCTTGCCTAGTGCCTACATCTGCCAGTCCGGTGAAACGCTGGATTCCATAGCCCGTGCCATATGGGGGGATGAACGCCTGTTCGAGCGCCTGACGGATGCCAACCCGCAGTATCGCGGCACGGCCATCTTTGAGGGCGGCGAACGGCTTACCGTTCCGGACCTGCCTGCCGTGGCAACCACGGTCAAGGCTCCGTGGGAGGAATAGCCATGCGTACCCGTACCGCCCGATTCGAGATCCTCTGCCGGGGAAAAAACGTGAGCGCGGCCCTTGCGCCCTACCTTGAATCCGTCACGTGGGAGGACAACGCGCAATCCTCGCAGTCAGACAGCATTGAGCTCCGGCTTGAGGACAGGGACGGCCTGTTTCGCGGCCCATGGAAATTGAGCAAGGGCGACAAGCTCGAGGCCACGCTCATTGTGGAAGATTGGCAGCGCGAGGGCGACAGCGTCCGCCTGCGGTGCGGCACCTTTGAGGTCGACGAACTGGAGTACGAATATGGCGAGGGAGGCGACAAGCTCTCCCTCAAGGGTATTTCCAGCATGGTGACCAGCACCCTGCGCCGGGAAAAGAAAACCCGTGCATGGGAAGCCACAACCCTTTCCCGCGTGCTCTCTGAGATTGCAGCAGCGCAGGGCTTCAGCCCCCGATTCGGTGGCGACGATGTTTCCCTTGCCCGGCTGGATCAGCGCGAGGAATCAGACGCGGCCCTGCTCACCCGGCTCGCCAAAGCACACGGCAAGGCCTTCAAGGTCTACTCCGGCCAGCTGGTGATGATGGATGAAAAGGCGCAGGACGCAAAGCCCGCTGCTGGCAACATCTCGCGGGATGGCGGGGAGCTTAAACGCCTCAGCCTGCGGGACAGCCTTGCGGACATCTACAGCGCCTGCACGGTCACTTATCATGATGCCGCCGCCAATGTGACGCAGGAATACACCTACGCCCCGCCTGATGCGCCGGAATCAGGCCAGACGCTCAAGATCTCCGACCGCGTGGAGAGCCGTGCTGCGGCAGAAGAACGCGCAAAGACCGAACTGCGCCGCAAGAACAAGCTGGAGACAAGCGGCAATATCGAGATCATGGGCAACCCGCGTTTCATCGGCGGCGCTGTCTGCGGGGTTGCCGGTTTCGGCTGGTTGGATGGCACATATTTCATAGAGCAGTCGCGGCACACCGTGGACGACAGCGGCTACTCTACCGCGCTTTCCGTGCGCAGAACCATGGACTGGTAGGGGGGCGCTATGGTGCAGGAATTTCTGGAACGGCTCGGAGGGCTGGAAGCACTTGTCCGCCAGCTGGTGCGCGTGGGCACGGTGGCGAGCGTGAACGATGCGGCAGGCACCTGCCGCGTCACGCTGCCGGATGCCGACAACATGCAGACCTATGATCTGCGCGTGATCCAGCGCAAGACGCACAAGGACAAGAACTCTGTGCTGCCCGATGTGGGTGAGCATGTGCTCTGCCTCTTCCTGCCATACGGACAGGAGCAGGGCTTTGTGCTGGGAGCTTTCTATTCGGCAACGGACCTGCCCCCGGTATCCACACGCGATAAGGCGCACTGGACCTTCGCAGACGGCACCGTGCTCGAATATGACCGCAAGCTCCACAGGCTCTCGGGCAAGGTGCAGGGCTCCGTGGAGATAACGGCCACGGGCGACATCTCGGCCACTTCCGAAACCAGTGTGCACCTGCAAGCGCCGGAGATAACCGTGCAGGGAGGCCAGATAAACTACCTTGGCCCCATGACTGCCGGCAGCGCGGATGCTCCCAACACATGGCAGCTGAACGGCCCCATGGAACATAGATCCGGAGACTATACCAATCCGCAGAATGACGTTGTGGCCAGTGGCGTTTCGCTGGTGAACCACACGCACACATGCCCGACCTGCGGCGAGACGGGGAAGCCTAAATGAGCCTGCGCACCACACTGATTAATGAACTCTTTTCCAACGGGCGCTGCCGCAACGGTGTGCTCAGCGTCTGCGAGGCCATTGCGGATGAAGAGAACACCACCCTGCAGGCGGCAGGGCTGGACACCTTTTCCCGCCAGATGGATAGGGAGTACCGCTCCTTTTCCGGTGATGCCGCAGAGGTGGCCGGACTGCAGGGGAGCAGCTCTAAGGCCGAACGCGTGGTGCAGCTTGCCCTGCGCAACCGGTATGCGGACGGGATAGGTCCGCAGGCATGGGCGCTATGGCAGGACACTGACCTGCGTAACGCACTGAAGGACTGTATTGCCCGTGGCATAGCGGCAGAAAAGCCCGATGCGGCCATTGCCGACGATGTGACCGAAGTGCTGGCGGAGAACACCGAGCAGGCAACGCCTCCAGCACTTCCGATGCCGGAAGTGCCCACGCGGACAACCGCAGAGATCCCCAAGTTTTCCGGCGGCAATGTGGGCAGCTTCGGGCCTGTGGGCTTCTCTGTCTCCCGCGAAACGGTGCATACCATGCACGACATTTCCCGCAAGCGCAGTGCCCGCTTTGCCGAGCACGGCATCATGAACGCACCGCCCAAGCTGCAATTTCAGGGCATGGGGCTGTGGGAAGCCAGTTTTCGCATCCGGCTTACTTCCGCGCTCTGTGCCGATCCTGCAAAGCGCATTGCAACACTTGTGGCAGTGCACGAATCCGGCAAGGCCCATCCGCTTGTGATCGGCGGGCGCAACCTCGGCACCTTTGTGCTGGTTGATATGGATATCACCGAGCGGACGCACGGCCCCAAGGGGGTGCTCATGTCGGCTGATCTATCCCTCTCTCTGAAGGAGTATCGCTGATGTACCTCGTCGACATGCGCGAAACCACGCGCCAGATCATAGGAGCCACCGGCATTACGGAGATTGTCCAGAATGCCCGCAACATCCTTGGCACCACAAAGGGCACCGTGCCGCTCGACCGCACCTTCGGTGTGCGCCTGCGCTTTCTGGACAGGCCCCTGCCGGAGGCTATGGCAGAATACACCGGCGAGATCGTTGCCGAGCTGCAGGCACAGGAGCCCCGCCTCAAGGTGGAGTCCGTCACCTTTGCCGCAAAGCCGGACGATGCCGTTGACGGGCGGTTGTATCCCATTGTGACCATCAGCATTGAGGGAGCCTAGACCATGTCGCAGACCATCCGATTTGTCGAAACCGATCCCGCCGCCATCGAGGCGCGGATGATTTCCACCTACGAGGCCATAACCGGCAACAAGCTTTATCCCGGTGCGCCGGAGCGGCTCTTTGTGGAGAGCGTTGCCATGGAACATGCCCTGCTGCGGCAGGAGCAGGACCACGCTGCCCGCATGAATCTGGTGCAATATGCGGAAGGTGAGTTTCTCGAATGCCTCGGTGCCTTTGTGGATACCCATCGCCTGCCTCCGGAAGCAGCCGGGGTTACCCTGCGCTTTGCCGTGGATCCCGATGCCGGAGGCATTGTCATCCCCGCCGGAACCCGCGCCACACCAGATGGCACGTTGCTCTTTGCCACCGATGCCGATGCCGCCGTGCCTGCCGGAACCACCTACATGGATGTGGCCGCAACCTGCACGGTTACGGGAACCAAGGGCAACGGCTTCACGGCAGGCCAGATAGCCCGCCTGAGCGATCCGGTATCCGGCGTAACGGGCGTGAGCAACACAACCACCAGCATGGCCGGAGCTGATGCGGAGGATGATGAACATCTGCGCAGCCGCATCCTGCTGGCTCCGGGGCGTTTTTCCTCCGCCGGTCCTGCCGATGCCTACACCTATTGGGCCATGACCGCGCATAGAGACATCATCGATGTGGCAGTGCTCTCACCCGCGCCCTGCGAAATAGAGGTGTACCCGCTCATGCGCGGAGGGCAGTTGCCGCAGGCTGCCGTGCTGGAGCTGGTCGAGACCATTCTCACCGACAAGAAGCACCGGCCCATGGGTGACCGGGTCACTGTGGCAGCGCCGGTGGAGCAGCCCTATGCCATCTCTGTTGTCTGGTATGCGGACGATCCTGTCACACAGGCGCAGACGGAAGAGGCCGTTACCAAGGCTGTGGACGCTTTCATCGCGTGGCAGCGTGCCAAGCTGGGACGGGATGTGAACCCTTCCGAACTGATCTATCGGCTGCGTGCCGCCGGGGCCAAGCGCGTGGAGCTCGCAAGCCCGGCCTTTGCCGTGGTGGCCGAGCATGCGCTTGCCGTGCCTGACGGTGCGCCCGTTATCACCTTCGGCGGGCTGGAGTCGGCATAATGGCAAAGGTCACCGACATACACCTTTCGCAACTGCTACCGGATTCCATCGACAAGGATCCGGTCATGCTGGCCTGTGCCGAGGCTGCGGACATGGAATGTGCCCGCATCATTGCAGACATTCCCGTACCTGCCGTTCTTTCCCGCGTGGACGAGCTGCAGGAGCCCATGCTCTCCCTGCTCGCCAAGCAGTTCCGCGTGCTGTTCTGGGCGGACACCCTGCCCGTTGCCAAGAAACGCGATCTCATCCGCAAGGCGCTGATCTGGCGCATGCATCACGGCACTGTGTACTGCGTGGAAGATGCACTTGCCACGCTCTACGGCAACGGCACCGTGCGCCAGTGGTTTGAATACGGCGGCACACCCGGCACCTTCCGCATCGAGGTGGAAGTCACCGACATGGGACTGGATCAGGAGCTCTACGGCCAGATCGACACAGTTGTGGAGGCCACCAAACGCAAGAGCCAGCATCCGGACGGCATCACCGTGTTTCTCACCGGCTATGGCAGCCCCTATGTCGGGGCGCAGCTCTCCGGCGGCGAGCTCATCACCGTGTATCCGTGGGAACCAGCTACACCGGATGTTCCCCCTGCTGATATCCGCTTCGGTGTCGGCTATCAGAGCGCAGAAATTTCCTACATCAACCCCCTGTAGCCACGGAGGAAACCGTGCCCAACTATTACACTCTTCTGACCAACAAAGGGAAAGCCAAGCTTGCTGCAGCCCAGAACGGCACGCCGGTGCAGATTACCGAGTTCGCGCTGGGCGACGGCAACGGCAGCGACATTGTACCCAGCGAGGCTATGATAGCGCTGGTTCGCGAAGTGCACCGCCGCCCTGTGAACTCCATCTACATCCATCCGCAGAACCCCAACTGGACCGTTGCCGAAGTCGTGGTGCCGCAGGACGTGGGCGGCTTCACCGTGCGCGAGGTGGGCCTGTATGATGCCGATGGCGACCTCTTCGCCATTGGTGGCTACCCCACCACCTACAAGCCCCTGCTTGATAGCGGCGTGGGCAAAGAGCTGTGCCTTCGCGCCGTGCTTGCCATCAGCAATGCTTCCACCATCAAGCTGACCATTGATCCTTCCGTGGTTACGGCCACGCGGGAGTTCGTGGATCGGGCCATGGCGATGCATAACGATAGCCCGGATGCCCACGGCGAAGCCTTTCAAGCCCTTGCCGGGCATATTCAGGATAAGGACGACCCGCATGCAACGCTGCCTCCCGGTGGCGAGACGGGACAGGTGATCATCAAACAGGCAGACGGCTCCCTTGCGTGGGGTTCCGTGGCTGGTATGCCTGTTGGCACCTTGCACTTCCCGAGCACCGGCAAGCCGGATCCCGGCTCCGTGGCCGTGAACGTGAAGCAGAAGTTCCTGCGCACCGTCTATCCTCAGCTCGTGGCCCGTGTACTTGCCGATGGGGGCTACCTTGCCACCGAAGAGGCATGGGATGCCGCTGCAGCAACGAATGAAGGCAGCTGCGGGCGTTACGCGTTAACAGACACGCACATCATCCTACCGTGCTACCGGCATTATTGGGCTGCAGCTCAGCCGGGTGTAACGGGTAAAGAGGCGGGGGATTGGGCTGAAGACGCTATCCGGAATATTATGGGTGAGGTAGGGCTGACTGATAATATTGGATTTTTGACTAACGCTTCAGGAAGTTCTGGTGCTCTGACAACCGGGGCGTTCCGCAATATTGGCCTAACTGCATCAGGAGGGACTGCATATAATGTAGCATTTGATGCATCCCGCGTTGTCCCTACAGCCGATGAAAACCGCCCCAAGACATCCTACTTGCTGCCCTGTATCAAAGTCGCTGATGTTGTGATCAACGCCTCTCAGGTTGATATGCTGGCGCTGGCTGGGCAGGTGGCCCAGATTAACGGGGGCAAAGTCGACAAAGGCGATGCCGAATATCGCAGCATAGTAGAACTGAAAGGCTCGCGTGGCGCTGCCGGAACGTGGACCATACCGGACTTGATTGTTGGGAAACCGCTGATTGTTTCCTTGACGGGCACATCTGATGATGGGGTGCTTTACAGAGTAGTCAGTGGCACGCTGGATGCTGTGACAACATCTACCAGTCGCTATCACGGCATGGCCTCGCGAGCCAACTTTACCTCTGTCACTCCGTCATCGTTCGTGTTGATCCCGACCGCCACCGTTGTTGAAATCTATATCCAAAACATTCAAACAGGGGCGACCCTGCGAGCCTATCAGTAGGAGAACCTCTCCATGCCTAGTACAATTCGTGTGTTTATTCTGGACAGCCGGGTGGTCAACACTGACAACGATGAAGATGCTGCCCTGTGGTTAAAGCGTGGTGCTCGTGAGCTTTCTGCTGATGAAATTGACACGACCTTCGGCGAACAGGCCCACCTTGCAGGCCCGCACAACTCCGTGGTGCATGCAGACGGCAGCATCACCTTTACCCCGGCTCCCTCCAGTCTCGAGGAACTGGCAGTGCTGGCCCGTGCAGAACGCAACCGGCTCATGCGTGAGGTCTATGACCCCGCCATGATGCAGCTGCTGCGCAGACACCGCACTGCTGTAACCGCCGGAACCGATACCGCCGAAATCAACGCCAGCATTGCCGCGTGGGATGCCTACGCCGGTGCACTGGAAGGCGTGCCGGAACAGGCAGGCTTCCCGAATGAAATCGTGTGGCCGCAGGCACCTGCAGCCAATGCGGAGCCTTCCGCGTAAACCCCACCTCCCCCCGACAACATAAAAGGCTATAGCGGACCTCAACTTGCGTTGAGATGCGCTATAGCCTTTTTCTGCTAGATTGGGTCAATGCGCGACTCAGTCTTCTGGGATCCGGTCCGGCACCTGCAACGGCACGGCATCTCCATCCGCAAAGGCCTTCAAGGCCACGGCGAGCCCGAATTCATGCTTGAGTTCGAGCGCACACGCCCATGGCCTCCCGCCAAGATCCAGCGGGCTATTCAGCTTCTGGACCAGTACCGCAACCTCATCCGCCTGCAGCTGGATGTTCCCCCCGGCATGCCCTACCGCTCATGCGAATCGCTCCGCGCCAAGGGCTACATCAAGATCGTGGAGCTCGGGCCACGGCAGCACAGGTATGTGCTGACGGAGTTGGGAAAGAGGGTGTTGGGGGGGAAGCAATAACTGGAGGGGCTACGCCTCTTCACCCCAAATAGTACCGAATCACATCGGAAACTATATCAATTAGCTCGTCACGTAGAAAGCACAGCACTCCGGGGACAACAATTCCAAAAAAGAAGTAATCCAACAGCGAGCCTGCAACTAAAAGAAAAAAAACAAGCCTACGCCCAGAATACCACTCAAACCAAGTTCCTTGAGATATGGGCAAAGCCTGAAGGGCCCTTTCCCAAAGCGGGACTCCGTCCGTACATCTCGCCATGGCTACCTCTTATTCCGCAGGACTTCCGCCAAACCAGAGTCCCACCTCTTTTGACATCGACGCCCAGAACTTAACGCCGTTGTGCACATAGCTGCGCGTGCCGCTACCTACAGTCAGTTCTCCTGTGGTCAGGCCAAGCCCTTTGAGTATCTTGCCGCGATCATCTGGCTGGATGCCGGGTAAGCACCCGTCCATGATTCCGCCCATAGCGAAGATCATGTCCGTTGAGGACTTGGTCGTCCCATCAGAGGTGGCGATCATCAGAGCTTCCTTCATCAGGTGGGTGCTTGTGTCTTCTGTCAGTAGCACGCCAATATTGTCGTTTACCTTATATTGAATTGAAATGCCGCCTTGCCCGCTTTGTTCTTTGACGTAGTGCATGGAAAGCGGGAGTTTGGCATCATTGCTCATGAACTGGTCAAATCGCAGCACAAAGTCATCCGTCCTGAAGGGAAACGTCTTCACTGCGCTTTGGCTCTGGGCTTGAGCCACCGGAGCGGGAGCTTCTGCAACCTTATCCTTGTTGCCTCCGCTGAAGAGATAGAGAAGCAGCAAGGCTACAAAAATGGTCAGGCAGCCAACGTTCAACTTCTTGTTGAACTTTTTCCCGGCAGCGCGATCTTCATCCGTTATCGGGTGCCCGCATTTGGGGCAGGCTTCCGCTTGTAGCGAAACTTGCTTCTTGCAGGCAGGGCAGGGCATGGTCTTCATCGCTTGTCTCCTCTCTGGTTAGGCAGTGCATACTCTCGCCAAGGCGAGCCCCTTTTGTATACACCTGCCTATAACGCCTCTTTCAACTCGTCAACATCTTGTCGGTATTCAATATGTGTTAGGTTTGCCGTGTCCCGTGAGCAGCCAGTCGGTGGATGTTCCTGTCTTTTTCCAGCAGTCCACAATCCAGTTTGCAGGCACATCGTCTGCACGGGAATGCCGAGATATGGCACTACGGTCGACCCCGATGCTCTTTGCCAGTTCGGTCTGGCTGGCCGCGCCATAGGCCATCATAAGCCGATCACAAATCTGTCCGCCGATAGGGCTGAGCAGGCGAGTTGCTATATACCAGCGTCCGCCGCCGTATCTGTTTTGATGATACTGTATCCTGAGCGTAACTTTTCTCATTCCGTCTGACCTTCGGACAATGGTTTCGCCTTTGATCACTTCTCCATCATGGGACTTGGCCAGCTCCATCAGTTCTTGCATCCGCTGCTGTTGTAGAGGGTGAATAAGCTCTAGGAAATCAATACCGGGTGTTGACTGACTGGCGAGGGAGCCGAGGTCTGCCTTCGCTGCCAGCACAAGCCACTGATCCGAAATAATCAGCAGGTTGTCCACAGGTGTCTCGGCAAGCTGTCTGGCAATCGCTATATCCAACTTCAGCCTTAAATCGTTTGGGCGGATAGTTGTCAGCAGAGCCGATAGCGTGCCCCCGATAACAATGGGGAGAGTTTCCCACCATACTGCATGTGGCCCTGCACTTCCTCCGTCCAGTATAACATCGCCTGCGGCTTCGGTGCCGGTGCGCATTGCTCCCGTGTCTATGTTTATACTTCCGCCTTGTATGGCAGGGGGGATTTCGTTTCCGTATTGTGCTTGGAATGCGGTGTTCATGGATGTGATACGCAGTGATGTATCCCGCAAAACAGCCGGGGATTCTATGGCACTGCACAGCGCAGAAAGTGTGGTGATAACGTCTTGCATGTTGACCTCAGAGCAATTTGTTGACGTAAAGTCACGTTAAACACTAAACGCGCAGCTTGGTCTTGACCAATCCATAATCAAACGGGATACATATATCGCACAGACGCACTGCAATAGATTGGAGGAACATGATGTCTGATCCGGTATTCAGTTCTGAAGAACGTATCGATTTGGTCGTGGAGGTGCAGGGGGTAGCTGACGGAGTGAGTGATATGCGCGGGAACGTCTTAGGCGTAGGCAACCAGCATATCATGCTGCTGATGGCGAGACAGTTGGAGTGCATTGCCAGAATAATGGCAACACGATGCTCAGATTGCCCGATTTGCACAGGGCAATCGAAGAATTAAATCAGGGCGGGAAAGCGGATTGCCTTCCCGCCCTGCTTAACTTGCTAGCCAATAGTCCATAAGTCGTCGTAGTGGATGCCGTTGGACACCAGCACCCGTTTTGCTAACTCTTGGGACGATGCCGGAACAACCGGAATAAAGCGGCCATTGTTCTGTTTTGCATATGCCGAAAACAGCTCCCATTGACTTAGAGTGTGGCTGTCTTCAATGGAGTCAGCAGTCTCGACTTCAAACACGTAAATCGTCCCTGACAATTTTGCGGTCACGTCAGGGATATGCCCGCTACTCTGTCCCTTCCAAGTAATGACGCCAGGCTGTGCCCCGCCAATATGGTCGGCCAATATGTTTGAGTAGCCGTGGGCCTTCAAGTGATCATAGACAGTCTGTACCATCGATTTGTGTGTGGCTTCAGATTTGCGCATCTACCCTCCAATTAATAAGATTTGCGCGCGAATCTATCAAAAAAGGAAATCCTATACTACGAGATTTTTTCCTAGAATAGACCTACATCCTTCGCTTCACGTACACCACGGGGGCAACACGTTTAATGTGCTCCTGTGCGATCTCAAGATCAAAAGGCTGCTGTATTCCGCCGTTTCGACGCGGGAGCCAGCCCTGCAGCCTGACGAACCCCTTCCTCTCTGCCGGGCCATGCCAGAGCTTGATGGTTGCAGAACCATCGGCCTGTTCCACATAGACGGCATCTCCGGCCTCCGGCTCTCTGGACGGGTCGCAGTAGCAGACAAACCCTTCCCTGATCCCTTCCGGCAGCATCGAATCTCCCACCGGCAGCACTGCAACGGCATCCGGCCCAAGGCCCGGTAGACGCTCTGTGGTCACCGCCATGCGGCGGGTACATTCCCAGCCTTCCACGCCGCACTGAGCAAGGCCAGTCACCTGCATTGCCTCTGGCGGGACGGGAAGCGCCGGAACCACCGGGGGGATAGACTCCGACTCCGCTCTATCCTCAAACGGTTCACCAATGCCGAGCAGGAGCCAGTCCGGCGAAATGTGCAGACGGCGGGAAAGCAGCTCAAGATCGTCCGCGTTGGGCAACTGCCCCTTCTCCCATCCTTGGGCCCTTCCATAGCTCAATCCGAGGTCGCGTCCAAAGGCTGTTACTGAAACGGGCATCTTGTCTCGAACTGCTCTCGTGCTCCATTGTCTGTAAATAACTTGAAACTGAGATTTCCAGTCTGGTGGTGTGGCATTTTCAGACAATCTTTGCCCCAAGAAGGGATTCCCCTCTCTTAGTATGAGCCATTGTGGGGACAGGCCTAGCTTATGTGTCAGCATACGCATGTCTTCGACGTTTGGCCTTTGTCCTCGGCCCCACGCTTCCACTTTTCCCGGAGTTATCTCTAGGAATTGGGCGATGCTGCGAAGCGTAACTCCGCCTCGTTTGCCTGACATTTCAGATGAAAATTTATTCTTAATAATATCTAGTAGTTGCATTGTCTTTTATTAAAAACCCATCTTTGTCGTCTGAAATTTCTTTGACAATATGAATTTTTAGACTAAACATTAACCCCACACAGCAAGAACACCACGAACGACTGCCATCGTTCAATACAACACGGGGGTGTTAATGTTTAACCCATCAGAAACCAACGCGCAACACGATCAATCGTCGGCAATCGTTCCCTCTGTCGGGGATCTGCGTCGCATCTGGATGCGCAGACAGAAGCCGCCTGTCACTCTGACTTATCTTGCAAAGCTTTCCCGCGTATCAGTTCCGCGCATGTTGGCCGTTCTTCACCAAGAGGCTGCGTCTGAACATCACATTGCGGCAATGCGGCAAGTCGGCATGCCTGAAGATCTCCTGCCCTCTTTGCCTGGTCACGCCAGCTCAGGAGCAGAGTAGTCATGAGCAAGGCAACCCTGCTTCCCCTCTGTCCTCAATCTACCCCGGCTATTTCCGGGCACGCGCAGTGGCTAATATTTCATGCTCCTTACGAGCCGCATCGCCCCTCCACAGCTCCCATTGCGTACCGGTACCGGATTGAAACGCCGGTACGCATGGGAGAACCTACGAAAATTTCATGTCCGGCGCTCGGTCTGAGGTTGGTTGGCTCCGGAGGCATCCTGTCTGACTTTGTGCGCATAGCCAGAGCAGACGCTGAAATGCGGACAGGGCAATCATTCCCGATTCCCGCACCGGAACAGCGGACCCAGCCTGATGCATGGCGATTCTATACGTCCAGCTGCACTCCTGTGTCGGCTATTGATCAGCGCGACATGCTTACCGGCATTCCCATCCTCTACGGTTATAACCCCAGATTCCATCGGCGTTATGACGTTTCCGCCGCTCAGAACATTTCCTGAAACACGGTCCATTCTCAAGACATTATCGCACCGCAGTAAGCCTGACTACGAGAATTACAAGGAGCTTTTCTCATGGCGAGCCCGCACAACCAACGCAAATATGACAGCCTGCTTGACCTGATTCAGGACTTGGTGAAGCACGCCCCCAACGGCTTGCCTGCAGAGAAGGTGGCCGAGCAGTTGGGCAAGGCCTACTCCACACTGATGAATGAGCTGAATTCCGAGCTGCCCAATCACAAGTTCGGCCTGATTTCTCTCATTCCCCTCATGAACGCCGTCGACTCTGACCTACCTGCCCACTACATTGCGGGCGCTCGCCATGGCGTGTTCGTCAAGCTGCCCCGTGGCGGCAAGCTGGTGGAGAAGACCGAGCGGCAGGCGCTGGCCTGCGTGAAAGAATTCGGCGAGCTCATGGGCGAAGTGCACGATGCACTGCAAAGCGATTCCATTGAGCCGCATGAGCGCAAGCGCATTGCAAAGGAAGGCTACGAGGCCTTGCAGGCCATCCTCACCCTGCTCAAGTGCATTGAGGAGGAGGCCTAGCCATGTCTGAGCGTCCCTTCAGCATTAACGGCCAGCAGTTCGTGGCAATCGCGGACAGTGACTTCTTCAAGCCCGACTATGGGCTGAAGCCCTTCAGCGAAGACGCTTTCTTCGCCCGCCACGTCGGTACCGGCTGCCTTGCCGTTATTTCCGACGACCACTTCAGCTTCCAGCTTCTGCCCGAGTGCATCGCCAGCATTGAAGATGCTCATCAAATTTTCGCCTTTGCAGCTCGTTGGTACCAGCGAGGCAAGTTCCATGGTGCCGACGAGCAAAAGAGCAATATACGCCGCGCTCTGGGCGTATGACCCATAACACACAGGAGGTTCCCGCATGCCTACCGAGTTCAGCTTTGACGAGTGTTTCAACCGTATTCGCACCGGAGTTCTTACCGCCACTGCAGGCGCAGTTGATCCGCGCACGCAGGTGGTGCTGGCGGATATTCTCGACATCCGCCAGTCCAGCATTTCTGACGCCAAGCGCCGGAACACCTTGCCCCCCGAATGGCTTCTCAAGCTGCAGCGCGCCTATGGCTTGAATCCTGACTGGATCGAGTTCGGCACCGGCGGGCAGTTCGTCATCGCCAGCGACGATCCGCAGGACATGGTTCTCGGCTCCGAAAAGGAACGCCTGCTGGAAGCCGCCACCGTGAAGGCCCGCGAGCAGCTTCTGGAAAGCATGACGCTGGAAGAGGCCAAGGCCCTGATTCTGGATCTGCTGCCTGAAGGCGCAACTGTTGATGTGCATTTCAATCAGAGCTGGACCAAGGTTGCAGCCGCCGCTCCTGCGCACAGGGAGCAATAGCCATGCAGCAATCCACCATCACCATTATTCCCATGGGCCAGCGCTCGCCCAACCCCTTCGAGCTGAAGCTTATCGCCTTGGCTCTGGCCGACATGACCCGCACCAACGATCTGAATTCCGCATGGGTCGAAGCTCAGCGCTCCGGCGCTGTGATCGAAGTATCTCCTGACGGCCATGCTCGGGTGATCCGGGCCGAAGACCTCCGTCCCGAGGTAGCCCATGCGCAGTAGCATCCTGCATCCCCATCCGGATCATCCCCCCTGATCCTCGCGCCCTGTGGAGCCGGTTCCCGGCTCCCGTCGATGCCGCGTCGAACTGACTCCACCGCACGCTGCATCGTAGGTGACGGGAACACCTAGCCGGGGGGAGGCACACCTTCCCCCGGCTCCCCCCGCACAAACGGAAACGGGAGGTCGCCATGGACGATTCAGCAGCAATTCGCCGACTGGCAGACGAGATCGAAAGCAAGCTCGCACGACTGACGAAAATGCAGGGCCTTACAGGCTCGGACCACTGCGACTTGATTGTTGCCAAGGGCAAGATCTCGGCAATCCGCGACCGCCACAGGGCCAAGCTGGGGTTTATCCCCAAAGGAGAAACAGATGCACGCATTGACCAGAATCATTGAGAAGGTTCCGCATGATCCGCTGATGATCGCGTTCCTCGGCGGCATGGCTGTGCTCATTGTCAGCGTTATCGCCATGTGGATTGTAACCACGGTGTGGAGCCGTGCAGAGCGGAGGGGCATATGGCCGCTGAATTAACCGTGCAGGCGCAGTTGCCGCTGGTGTGGGCACAGCTTGTTGAGCTGGCAGCCATTAACACCACATGGATGGACCAGGGCCTGCCGCTTTCTGATCCGCAGCAGTTGCTTGATGTCGCTGCCAAGATGGATGCGATGGCCGGAGAGATCCGGATTCTCGCTCAGCTCGTGGAGGCAGGCCATGCCTAACGTGCCATGCGATCAATGCGGCAAGGAATTCCACGCCTCCCCCAGCAGGCTTGCTGCCGGTGCACGCTACTGCTCCCGCGCCTGCTATCAGGAGGCGAATAAGCGCATGGCGGACGGCGAGTGCGCATGGTGCGGCAAGGTGTTTAAGAAGCAGAACTCACGCCAGAAACACTGCTCCACCGATTGTGCCCGATCCGCCCAGCAGGATGCTGCACGGAACACCGTTCTGGCAAAGCAGATAGCCGCTGCCAAGGGCCGTTCCAGTTCCGGTTTCGGGCTCTTTGACGACCCGTGGACCACCGGAGATGTGAAGCCCGACCGCTACGGCAGAGACCTGTACCGGACGCCTGACTTCGGGCTCGGTTTCTAGGGAGGCGCGAATGGCCGAATCAAAAGCAGAAGGCTGGCGGCGCATTCCGGGCTTTGAGCAATACGAAATCAACATACACGGCGTTATCCGCGCTCTGCCTGCCCGGCACAAGATGGTTCGCAAGGGCAACTTTATCGTGCTTTGGGCAGGTGGGGAGAGGGTGAAGTGCTGCATCGGCGAGATGCTGGTGCGTGCATGGGCTCCGGAGCTGGACCGCACCGGGCTGCAGATAGAGGCCCTGACGCTGGAACGCGACAAGTACAAGCGCCGCGTAGTGGAGCTGAAGGAAGAGCTGGAACGCCATGTAACGGGAGTGGCCAGCCGAAATTTTTCTGACGGGGATTATCACAGAGAGCCGGACTTCGGGCTCGGTTTCTAACAGGGATAAGGGAGGAACAACCATGACCAGAAAAGCACTTATTGAAGCGATTCAGGACCAGCTTGCCCTCAAAAAAGAGTGGGTAACCGAAGAAACCGTTGCCTCTGTGCTTCGGGCCACCCTTGATGCCATGTCGCTGCAGCTTGCTGAGGGCGATGGGCTACAGATTCATGGCTTCGGATCATTCCGCGTTGTGGACCGCGCCGAGCGCATTGGTCGCCATCCCGGTACCGGCGAGATGATGCAGATCCCGTTCTCGCGCACGGTGAAGTTCATCCCCAGCGCCGCGCTGAAAGACGCGGTCAACGTGATGTAG